GTTTACCGAAAAGCTGCTAGACCTACTTATACAATAGGTCATATGTATCTTAATTATGGAGAAGAAGATCAATATTTTTGTGATACATTAGAAGATACTCTTCGTATTCCATTTTTTAAGATACCCGGTATGACTGCTATTCGTTCTGGTAGATATCTATTTACTCTTGAACATGATGTTCGTCCAGAGAAACATGGTGCTCTTCGTCCTTATCTTCATGATGTAGAAGATTATACTGGAATAGAAATTCATTCTGGTGCTACTGATAAGGATACAGAAGGTTGTATATTAGTAGGCAAAAATACTATTATAGGAATGCTTACTGATGGACTTATTATATTTCCTCAATTACTTAAACTACTTCAAGATTCTGGACAGACTGAATGGTATATTAATATATTTGATCCAGAAGGAGTTGATAATATTGGTCAAACTGAAACTAGACCTCACAAATAAATTAATATTATGAAAACAACTATTGGTAGAATTGTTATTTTTAATGTTCCTGAATCTCTTAAACCTACAGTTAATTTTGCTGAAAAATTACCTGCAATGATTGTTCGTGTATGGTCTGATACATGTGTTAATCTTAAGGTTATTACAGATGGTAAAGAAGATCTTTGGTATACTTCTTGTGTAGAAGGTAATCAAGAACTTGGTTGGAATTGGCCAATTAAAGAAGAATAAACTAATGAAATTCTTTAAATTAGTTGATGGTATTGGTCAAACTGAAAATCGTCCTCATTAATGAAGTGGTTTAAAATAATAGATAATATTGTTGAACTTAATAGAGAAGAAATTGCTCTCTATCCTAATGTTCGTAAAATATTAACTAGAGATAAAGGTGGAAAAGTAATTGGTGATCCAGATGGACGTAAGAAATTATTTGCTTTTAAAGAACTTTCTTATGTTTATTTTATGTGTGATTTTTATGCTTATCCTACACAATCTGGATTATCTAATTTTGATGCTCATAAATGGACTATTAAAACTGTAGGTCTTTCTCTTGATTATAAACCTGATGAAGACCTACTTGTTTTAATGGCTCAATATACTAAAGAACATCTTAGTCCTGCTAAACGATCTATTAAAAATCTTCTTAGATTATTTGGTATGACTGATAGTATTCTTGAAAAGATTGAACCTAGAATTAAACAACTTTTGGATCTTCCTACTTTAAGTATTGAACAAGTTGATGAACTTATTAAACTACAAAGTGATCTAATAAAATTTTCTACTTCTATTCCAGCTAATGCTAAACTTTTAAGAGAAGCTATGACTATATTAGAAGAAGAAGAAAAATCTGTTCGTATTGCTCGTGGTAGTAGATTAGTTGATGAAAGTCAAGATCCTGATAATCTTATTGAAAGAGAAGGCTAATGGGAAAGAAATTAGAAGATTTTAATAATGGTACTGGATTTATATTTTATTGTCCAGGTTGTAAGTATCATCATTATGTTGCTATTAAAGAACATAATAGTATGGGTGCTATTTGGAAATGGAATGAAAGTTTAGAGAAACCTACTTTTACTCCTAGTATTCTTGTACAGGGTCATGGTGGTAATATGGGTACTCCTAATTGTCATTCTTATGTTACTGATGGAATGATACAATTTCTTACAGATTGTACACATGAACTTGCAGGTAAAACTGTTGAACTTCCTGATATTGATAAATCTACTAATTATTAAGATATGGAAATATTTATAGATCATAAATTAGAATTTATTAATATTAGTATTGATAATGATAGACCTGGACTTAATAGTAAACCTTTCTTTCTTATCTTTGAAGAAAACTATTTTAGAAGAGATATTGTAAATGGAGAAAGACTTACTACAACTCCTAGTTTTGTACATCCTAAAACTACATTTGAGATAGTAAAAAATGATTAACGAAGAAGTTAATAGATATATTCCTAATTTACATCCTCTAATAGATTACGTATTTGAAGATATTCGTGGTTATCCAAGAGCTAGTTTCGAATATATAGATGAGGATAATGATTTTATGATTGGAGATAGTGGTGGTCTTCTAATGGATCTTAGTTTTATATTTGTTAATGTTGATCAATTTAGTGAAGTTGCGAATCATTTTGATAGAACTAAAAGTTCTCCAATATCTGAAGATGGAGTTTATACTTATGCTAAACCTGGAACAGAAGAATATAGAAATTTCTGGAAAAGAGAAACACATCGTAGACGTGTTGGTATGACTATAAAAGGTAAACTTTATAGAAATGATATTGATAAATATAATAATGCAAAAAATGAAATTGAAAGAGATTCTTATTTATATGATCTTCATATAACTGGAGATTTTTATACATTTCTTAATTATAGTAGAATCTTTAGAACTCCTTCTATAGAAGAACGTAAATGGCTTGATAGTAAAGGAAGATATAAACAAACTAAGATCTTTGGATTTCCTAGATTTTGGGATGGTCACTATTGGAATTTTAAACTTGATTATTTTATTGTTAAGAATGGTTTTCATGAAGCTAAAAGTAAATGTAGACGTAGAGGTTATTCGTTTCAACGTGGTAGTCAAAGTGCTAATACTATAAATTTAAATCCAAATGTAACTATAGTATTAACTGCATGGGATATGAAATTTCTTACTGATCCTGGTGCTACTACTGATATGTTGAAACGTAATCTTGATTGGTTTGAAAATCATACTTATTGGAGAAGAGGTTATATTAGTGAAGATTTAACTGCAATACAACTTGGATATAGATTACAAAAAGAAGGAAATAAGAATTTTGGTTATCAAAGTAAAGCTCTTAGTCTTACTTGTTTTAATAATCCAAATGTTGTTGTTGGTAAAGATGCTATTGAAATAGATGTTGAAGAAGCTGGAGTAAATCCTGTACTTCAACAACTTCTTAATGTTACTACTTCAGCTATGGAAAGTGGTGAAACACAAACTGGTACTCTTCGTATTTATGGTACTGGTGGTACTAAAGAAGCTAACTGGACTGATTTTGCATATTGTTATTATAATCCTGCAGCTTATGGTATGGTTCCATTAGAAAATGTATGGGATACTGCTAGTAGATTTAGTACTTGTGGTTTTTTTCATCCTCAAATATGGAATTATGATCCTTTTATGGATGAAAATGGTAATAGTTTTTTAGTACAAGCATTTCTTAGAGATAAAGAAAAGAAAACATTAGCTGCTAAGAATATGCAAGCTGATGATTTTATTATATATTGTGGACAACGTGCTAATTCTCCTAATGAAGCATTTAATTCTTCTACTGAAAATATATTTAGTAGTATTGAATTAAATGAACATATTAAATGGGTACGTTCTAATCAAGAAGAAGTAATAAAAAAGGATGGACAATTTGTTGAAACTCCTGATCCTAAAGATCCTAAAAGAATATTTACTGTTAGATTTATTCCTAATGAAACTATTATAGCAGAAAGTAATAAACCTCATCCATATATTCTTAATGTACCATTTAAAGCTAAAGATGATGTATATGGTGCATGGAGAATTTATCATGAACCTAAAACAATAGGTGGAAAGATTCCAGATGATCTCTATGCTATTATGGTAGACCCTGTTGGTAAAGATAAAACAATTAAAGAAGTTAATACTAAAAATTCTCTTAATGCTATTTATGTTTATAGTTTACCTAATTCATATGGTATTACTCCTGATATAATTTGTGGTATATATGTAGGTAGACGAGATGATTCTCAAGAGTCTTGTTCTAGAGAAGCATTGAAAGGTGCAATGTATTGGAATGCTAAAGTACTTCCTGAAACTGATAGAGGTACTGTTGTTTCTGATTTTAAAAGATGGTTATATACTTGGAGACTTATTAAAAATCCACTTACTCCTCTTAATCCTAAAGTAAAAGAAAGTCAAGCTGTTGAATATGGTATTTATATTGGAGAAGGTAGTAATGCTGTTGATGCAATTATAAATCTTAAACAGTTTATATATGAAAAAATAGCTGTTACTGATAATGAAACTCCAGTCTTTAGATTGCATTATATAACTGATTTACCTACTCTCATTGAACTTCAAAATTATAACAGTAAAAAGAACTTTGATAGAATTTCTGCTATGCGTTTATATCCTTATTATAGAGCATGGTTTACAATGAAGAGAAAAGATGAGAACAAGAGTACTATACAAGGTACTAGTATTTTAAGATCAATCGGATTATACCAATAGTTATGACAGAGATTTTTCCTAATCAATATACAACTAGATCAGCAAAGACTGATGATACTTTTTATAAACCTACTTATGATTTTCTTATTCGTAAGGCTTTAGCACTTAATGATAAGACTAATATTCAACGTTGGTTAGATGCTTCTAATGGTATTATTGATACTGTTAGTATAAGATATTTATCTTCTCCTATTAAACTTGAAGATAATACTGATCTTTCGATGCCAGGAGTTCTTAGAGATAGTGATTTAATTAATACTATTAGAGAACGTAATCTTAGTGAATATATTGGACTTCCTTATAAATTTGTAACAAATGTTTTCAATGGTGATGCTATTGAAATGAGAGATTTTGAAGTTGCACAAGAAGTTGATAAACTTGTTCAACAAGCATTTGTTAATATTATTAATCAAGTTGCTCAACAACAACAAGCACAACAAAAAGCACAAGATAATGCTCAAGCACAACAGACTACTCCTTCTGATGGTAGTCAACAGCAAGATCAGCCTAATGCTACTACTCCTCCTCCTCAACAACCAACTCCAGTAAGTTCTGGTTTACCTAGTCAGGATATTCCTAATATTGAAGATTTTGCTAAACAGTATATAGCAGATTGGATTGATAAACGTGCAATACAAGGACAACACATTCTAGAGTATATTAATGCTCTTAATGATTTTGATACTAAAAGATTTCAAGTTTTCTATTATTGGTGGGCTTGTGAAGAATTTTATACTTATAGAGAAATTATAAATAATGAAGTTTATACGAGTGTGATTCATCCTCTTAATGCTTTTCCTATTTATAATAATTCTCAATTTGTAGAAGATTATGATGGTTTTGTAATTCGTAACAGAACTACAATTACTCAATTAAAAACAAGTTATTGGGATCAGTTTACTAAAAAAGAACAAGATTATCTTACTAGTTTAAAACAAAGTCAAAGAGGTTCTTGGACTGCTCCTGGTCAAATACTTGTTATGCGTGCTTTAAATCCTACTGATAAAGATGCTTATAGAAATGGTTCTACTTATGATGTTACAGATGAAAGTGAAGCACTTGATGAATTTACTTTAATTTGGAGAACATATATTCCTGTTAAAATTAAGACATATCAAGATCCTCTTGGACATGAAATGAAAGATCTTGTTGATAATGATTATGTAACTCAAGAAGGTGAAACAATAAATACAGAATATATTGAAGAAGTTTGGATTGGTAAAAGATTTGGTAATCAGAATACTGGTATTTATCTTGAACCTAAACCATGTCCTGTACAAAGATATGATCGTCATTTGATTAGACCTAAACTTCCAGTTGGTGGAAAAAAAGGTATTCTTCATGGTATTCTTCAAAATCCTATTCCTAAAAGACTTATTAATTATGTAATTATAGATGAAATTATTACATTACATATAGAGAGAACTCTTGCTACTCATCAATCTCATATTAATGTAATTCCTCAGTCTATGATTAACCCAGATAATATGGGTACTACTAAGGAAAAGATTTTCTATATTAAAGCAGATAATACTTTATTTTATGATGATAGTAAAGTTGATTTAAATGTTGTAAATCAAGCTTTTCGTGTTGTTAATATGCCTAGTCTTGAAGGTTATTTAAAAGCACTTATTGACGTTAGAGATAAGTATCGTGCAGAAGCTCTTCAAATGGCTAATATGAATCAAGAAAAACTTGGTGAAGTTCAAGCAAGTCTTGGTAAAGGAGTTATGAATGAAGCTATTTATAGAGCAACTTTAGGTAATGTTCTTGGTATTACAATGTTTAATGCTGCTCTTGAAAGAGATCATGTTGCAGATCTTGAATTTAGTAAGATTGCTTATATTACAGGAAAAAAAGTATCCTATATAGATAAAAGACTTAGTAAAAGTATTACTGTTGATGTTGATCCTTTTATGCATCTTGAAGCCGAATATGGAGTTACAGTTACTAATTCTAAAGTTGATGAAGATAAAATTAAAGCTTATCGTCAATTTGGATTTAATGCTGGTCAGAATGGAGAATTTGAACTTGCTGCTGCTGCTCTTGATGGAGATACAATTCCTGAATTAAGACAAGCTCTTAAGGCTATTATAAAAGCTAATAAAGAGTTTAAAGCACAACAAGATCAACAAGCACAAGAATCACAAGAACAAATTGCTGAACAAGCTAGTCAAGATAAGGCAGCAGATAGACAAAATGAAAAGGATATTACTGATATGAAAGGACAGTACAGCGTTCAAGTAGCTACTATTACTGCTGCTAGTGGAATGACTGAAAAAGGTGGAGATCCTAATACTTATGATAAATTTGCTACTGAGATTGCTAAAAATAATTTAAAAGATAGGGAACTTAATGTTAAACGTCAAATGACTACTGATAAACTTAATGTTGAAAGAGAAAAAATTAAAAGTAATGAAAAGATTGCTAAAGAAAATAGAAATAAATATGATACTAAAATAAGAAAGGTCTAATTTAGCATTATATTAACGATTTACTAATGATAATAGACCTGACATTACTAGTGTAATAAGTATTTTTAATCGCATAACAGATATATAACTGATAATAATAAAAGTATGAGTGTAATTAAAATTAAAGATCATGTAGGCGGAGGTCTTCCTCCAATTAAGGTTGGTGAACCTGAACCTCTGGTTATTCCAGAAGGTGCTTCTCTTCTTTTTGAAAATACTGAATATTCTTTTGATAAAGATGGTAATGCTCTAGATAAAGAAAACAAAGTATTTAAAACTGTAGATGAACTTAAAACTCTTCTTAAGGATCATCCTGAATATATTAAACCTAAAGTTACTGAAACTCCTGAAGAAAAACTTGCTCGTGAAGAACGTGAAAGAGTTGCTGCATTAGTTGTGGAAGATCCGTTTAAAGAAGGGAATGTAGTAGAACTTGATGATGTTTCTTATACTATTGATAAAGATGGTAATGCAGTTGATGCTACTGGAAAGATTGTTAAGACTAAAGCAGAACTTAAAACTCTATATGATGCAATTAAAGTAGCTAGTGATAATACTCCTGATTATATTAAAGAAATTCAGACTAAAACTAATTTAGTTATTAATAATGAACAGGGTCAACCAGTTGCTTATGAAAATACTGTAGAAGGTCTTACTCAGTATGCTAAAGATATTTATGAAACAGGAATTAAAATTGGTTCTGAACAAACAGAAGAACAATTATTTAGTAGTTATCCTATTTTAAAAGATGTACTTGTACATCTTCAACTTAATGGTGGTTCTTTAAAGAATTTTAATGAAGAACCTGATTATAATAAAATTACACTAGATGATAATAATTTTGATCAACTTACTAGTGTATATGTAATGGCTCAAGTTAAGAGAGGTATTCCAGAAGCAGAAGCTATTGCTACTGCAAAGTATTTGAAAGATGATAAAAAATTACCTGAATTTGCTAAATCTGGACTTGCTTTTCTTATTCAAAATAAAACAACTGAAGATCAACAGAAACAAGCTCTTTTACAACAACAAGTGGATGCTGAAGAGGCTATTAATGCTACGTACTGGAATAATATTAATAATAGTATTAAAAATAAGCAAATAAAACTCGACGGCGAAGAAATTACCATACCTGATGTTATTAGAGTTAAAACTGCTGAAGGAAAAGTTGAAACTAAGACTCTTAATGATTTTGTTAAGTACATAACTGAACCTCGTAATTTTAATATTGATGGACGGGTTGTAACAGCTACTCAAAATGATTTTGATCTAACAATGGAACAAAGGAAGAGGACTCCTGATAATGACTTATTTGATGCTTATAGACGGTTTACTAAGTATGATGATACACAACTTATAAAAGCTAAAATAAGAAATGAAAGGGCTAAAGAAACTATTAAACTTTCTACTAAGCCTGGTACAGGTGGTGGTTCTTCTATTGAGACTAAAGGTGTTAAACTTAAATTACCCGTATAAATAATTAAAAAATGAGAGAACTTTATTCAACCGAGTATGACAGTTCGACCTACAGTAATGAGAAATTACTGTATAAGACTGGGCTTATTGATCAAGTTACCCTAAGTAAGAATCTTACTTATCTTTGGGGTAAGGATTCCGACATGTTTCCTCTACTTACTGCTACACAGGGTCAGAATGCTTTTAAGAGTATTAAACCTACTCTTTTAAATGATACCCAATATGTGTGGCCTGTAATGGCTAGAATGAAATGGACTACAAAGGTAGTTAGTCTTGCTAACACAAGTATTGCATCTCCTGGACTTAACTTTACTCCTTTTGATGTTATATTTGAAGACAACTGGATTCACTATCAGTATTCTGCTTATACTCCTGATCAGAAACATCAGGTTAGGTTTATGACAGAACCTAAACAGATTGCTTCTAATAGATTTCAGGTTACTGTTCAGCTTATTGGTAGTGATCCTACTGAATATATTACTGCTGATCAGTTTGCTGCTGGTAAAGCTTGGGCAATGGGTGCTACTTCTGTAGCAGGTCAGTTGTCTGATGGTACTACTTCTAATAGAATGATGCCTGGTAAAATGACTAACCAATTTGGTTGGCAGAGGTATTCTAAACCTATTGCTGGTAATATCAGTAATAAGATCGTTAATATAGAATTTGATCTTGAAGGTGGTGGTACTACTAATATGTGGCTTCCATTTGAACTGAAACAGTGGGAAATGGAACGCAGATTGCTAGATGAAATAGACCTTTGGTATTCTAAATATAATCGTGATACAAATGGTCAGATTACATTGAAAGATACTGAAACTGGTGAACCTATTCCAAAAGGAGCTGGTGTAAGGGAAATTCTTCGTGCTACTGGTAACTATGATACTTATTCTGTACTTACAAAAGCTAAATTTGATAGTACTGTACGTGCAGTATTTGATAATAGGGTTGATAATACAACAAATGAGATCGTTCTTTATACAGGCAAAGGTGGTGCTGAAATGTTTCACAATATGCTTATGAACGAAGCTGCTCCTTATGTTGTTGCATTTGGAGATAAAGTTGTTACTGGTGAAGGTTATCTTCAGTTTGGTGCTTATTTTAATAGGTACAAAACTATTGATGGTCGTATTGTTACTGTTCTTCCATGTAAGATGTGGGATCAGGGTACTCTTGCACAGCAGGATCGTGAAAACGGTCGTATGTATAATGGTTATCCTCTTGCTTCTTATACAATGGCGTTCCTTGATCATTCAGTTGGTGGAGGTGGTGAACGTAATATTACTCTAGTTGCTGAACAGGGACGTGAAGAAATAAGTGGTATTTATGTAGGTCTTACTCCTCTTCCTCCTGCTTGGAAACCTGTAGCTGCAAAAGAACAACAGTTATCTACAACTAAAGATAAAGCTTCTTATGAAGTTATGGTATCTCGTGGTATCAACTTTAGTAATGCAACTACTAGTTTCTGGCTAGAGATGACATTCTAGAATATAGTAATTGAATTATAATATATAAAAGTAATATAACTTATAAATAAATAAATCATGGTACAAGACTCACAAAAAATAGACTTAGTACACAAGTTAAATCAGTCTGTTTTTCAAGCAATAAATAAAGATATCTTAGGCGTTGCTACACAACGCCTAAGTTCTTCTCATAATGCTGTTCAAAGAATGCTTACTGGTTATAGTGATATGCTAAAAATGCTTATGCCTACTATTATTAGTACTATGCCTAGTGACATTAAATGGTATGATAAAGTTGCTAATTATTGGCATAGTTTTGGTAGAGAGATTCCAGGTGGTGGATTATCTCTTGAAATAGGGCTTATTTATGACATTGGAGATGTTGATCGTAGAGCATTTATAGATGAACTTGTTACTAAAACGTCTATTAAAGTTGACGGTGTTCCCACACATACTATTAAAACATCTGAAAATTTAAGAGATTATGTTAAGAAAAACATTCCGATTTCTGAACAATATAAGTATGGTAAACCTATTAATACAGTGGATTATCTTACTTGGACTTATGCTCTTGGTAATCGGGAAGTTGCAAATAATCCTGTAGATGTTGATAAAAGTGGGAATATTAGATTTGCATTAATAGATCCTCGACTTATAGAAGAAACTCGTAGAGTTAATTATGGTATATCTCTTAGAGCTACTCAAAAGTATCTTGAGATATTAGGTAATAGACAAACCGTTCGAGATGTTCTATTTGTACTTGGTGAAAATCCAGATGCTTTCACAGATAAGGAAATTGATGCAAATATTAAATTAAAGCACATTTCTGATACTGCTCCTAAAAGATTTATCGAGCTTTGTGAAGATAAAAGTTTAGCTACTAAAGGACGTATTGAAAGATATATTCTTGCAGGAGTTTTAAGACGTCTTCCAAATTCTAGTATTATTGTAGATGGTCAAGATACTTCTCTTCTTATTGGTAATACATTAGAAGAAGCTATTATATATTTTACTACAGAAGCTCCTGATAAAATGGCTAAAGTTAAAGAATTTAGTGCTAGATATACACTTTTTAAAAATCAAACTAATAAAACTTAAAAATGAAACAGTTTTTTGTATGTACTACTGAAGCTCTATATGTTACTGCTAATAACGCGGATGTTGCTGATGCAGCTCTTTCTGTTGGACAGATGACAGTTATAGATAGAGATCCTAAGAGTGCTAACCTTGATAAGGTTTACACTTCTATGGGAACTACTAATACAGGATTTACTTCACTTCCTGCTAAATTCCAGGTTCATTTTAGAACTAATGAAGGTATTCGTGTAAGTCCTACGATTACTAAAGCAAATGTTCTAAGAGGTTATCAGAGAGCTGCTGTTAGTGCCGTAGCTAAAGTTTTAGCTATTGGTAAACAGACTTCTGGAGATACTACTTATAGTACTAACCTTCCTGCGTTTAACGCAAATGATATTGCTGGTATTGTAGTTAGTGATTTAACTAAAGCTAGTGGTGCTCTTAACAGAGATCGTTATTATTCTTATACAGTTGTAGCTGGTGATACTTATATACAGATTATAGCTAACTTAATTACTACCATAAACAATGATAGTAAAAGATGTGTTAATGCTGCTATAGGTTATTCTGGTTCTACAGATAGTTTAAAACTTACTGCTATAACTGCTGGTAATAATTTTGACGTATCTCCTATTGGAATTTTGAGAAAAGCTAATATTATTTGTGATGGTACTGGAACAACTGTTCTTAATGTTCTTCCACAGGGTACTTATACACAAATGGTTGCTATGGAATTAGCTGCTAGAATTGAAGATGGTCGTGAAATGAACGAACCTCCGAAACAGACTACTCCTGCTCCTAACCTTACTAATAATATGTGGGGAGTTGTATCACTTCTTGTAAGTGGTACTGCATATAACCTTAGTATTCTGGAGTATCAGAATCCAATTGAACGTGTATTTAGTGGAGATGCTAATAATAATACATTGGCTCCAGAACAACTTATTATAGCTGTTCCTACTACTTTTGTTAATGCTGCTGATAACTATATCACACGTGCTTTAACAGAACTTGTAAGTAAATTCTAATCTAATTTTTGTAATTTAGCCCCTATTTCGGTAGGGGCTTATTCTTATCAATATGCCATACAGGACAATAGATGATATGCGACTCGGAATAGACCTTCAATTAGAAAGTCTACAAGGTGATCAATTTAATAAACTAGATGCTCCTGCTAAAGATTTTATTATCAATAGTATGATTACTGGTTTCGTACAAGAAACTATTGATGGTGCTAATTATCCTAACGTACAAAAAAGACTTCCTGGTGGAGTTGTTGCTTTTAAAGATATTCTTCAAAAATATAATAATATTAGGACTCTTATTAAAGTAACTGATATTATTCCTGGAATTCTCACTCCAGCTGAATTTACTGAAATTGATCTTTCAACTTTAAATCCTGCATTATATCATTATGAAACTAGTTTTTCTACAATTACAATAGGTGGTAAAAACTATCAACTACCAAATGTTCATCCAGAGGTTTATGATCTTGCTGCTTTTAATATTGATCCTTATGGTGGTAAAAAGAAACTTATGGGTACTATTCTTTATGGTAATACATTAAGAACATATGGACTTAGTAGATATACTTTTGTTAAAATTACTGTTATTTATATTCGTCGTCCTGCTGTAGTTATGACAGGAGTTGATTGTGATCTTCCTGAGAATATACATGATGAAATTATAAATAGAACTGCTAGATTTATTTCTGGAGTTCAAACCAATTCTAATTATCAATATTTATCTTCTGAAAATAAACCTACTGAATCATGAGTTTAGGAACAGCAACAGTAACTTTTGTTAGTGGTACAAAAGATACTTTAGATTTTAATAATAGTAGTTCAGCAATAAGTGCTGAATGGGCTCCTATTAGTAATACTGGAATTATAGGAACACGTACTCCTTTTACTATTGCAGCAAATGGTCATACTACTTTACAATTTCCCAATGATGGATTGTTTATGTATGGTATTGTATCTGGTGCTGAACAAACAGTTATTATATATCAATCAATATATAATGCAATTAAACAAGATTGTCATGATGTATTAGTTAATAATAATATTAAAACTGTACTTCCAAATGGATATGATATGACTACTCTTATTATGTTATCTTTACTTTTTATAGGAGATAATACATATCAACTTGTTACTTATAATGATGGTACAAATCATGTTGCATATTGTAATATACAACTTGCTATTGAACGTTGTCTTAAACATATAGATTGGAATAATAATACTCCACAAAGTACTAACAATTTAAATAGTTAATATGGACGTAACTATTAGTTTTCCAGTTCCTCTTGCTACTACCCAAAACAACTTTGTAGTTAATAATACTTCTAAAGTAACAAGTATTTTAAATAGTATTATTAATGAAGAAAAATTATATGGTACTTCTATTAGTTATCCTGATCTTATTAGAGCATTTGCTTTAATGTATTATAATATGATTCAAGTTATAGAAGTTCAATTTAATGCTAGTTGGAACTTATTAAATTGGCTTACACAAGATGAAATTAATACTATTAACTTTCTAAAAAATCTAGAAGGATACGTATGACACTTGCACAAATTGCTTCACAAATTTGTAGTGCTCTTGATAGACAAACAGATTATATTCTTGAAGAAAGAGTAAAAGATCTTGTTATCAATGAGAGAAATATGCTTGTTCATCGTGAGATTGACAAATATGGAGTTAATGAAGCATATATTCAACCTTATAATGCTACATTAATTACTGTAAATGCTTCTAATGATCCTCTTGTTCCTTCTAGTTATACTTTACTTCGTACTACTAATAAAATACCACTTCCCATTAGATATCAAAGTGATGTTCCATTTGTATTTGTTGGTTCGCTAGATCGTAGACTTGCATTTAGTTATATGCGTCCCTATTTAATGGATAGTATGAGAACTCTTAGACTTATAGGTAATGCTACTAAATATTTTTATACTAATGAATATATTTATATTTTTAATAATAGTAAACTTAGTGAAATTCTTATAGAAGCTGTATTCACTAAACTTGATGTTACTCAAGCAACAGATGATCCTACTGGATTTCTTTATCAAGATGATATGGAATTTCCTCTTGCTGGAGATATGTTAAATACTGTTATCCAAGATATTATAACCTTACTTCGTTCTGGTAATGATTTGAAACAGGATGCTCCTGTTACTGAAAGAGATTTGAACTAATGAAATACGATCATTTATATAAAGACTATATTTCTACTATTGAGTACAAAATTGATTATTGTACTAATAAAATTTATAATTTTACTAATACTAGAGATTATGTTCTTAATATAATTAAAGAGAATGAACAATATTTAAAAGAATATGATATTGATTTAAATTCTCTTCTTTGTAATCCACTTACTGCATATAGTAAAGTTAGTAATCTTTGTAAAGGTGGACAACTTACTAAAGTAGCAGATGCAATTAAAGCATTAAGTAATGTTACTAGACTTATTCAACAATATACTTTAATATTAAATAGACTTCGTAATTGTGTTATACCATATATTATATATATAACTATTCTTGATTCCATGAATAGTGAAATTTCTAAAATTGTTCTTGAAGGTGAAATTGTTAATTATGGTAGAATTGGTAATCTTGCTATTATTGAAGTTCCTAATAATTTAGGAATTACTGGTACTACTTCTAGAGTTGATTGGGATAATACTAATAAACTTAAGAAAAAATATGAAGAACAAGGAATTGATCTTTATAATAAAGAATATAATCCAGAAGGAACTAAATATTTTCAATATCATGCTAATGATTATGATTATTGGTGGTGTTGGGTTGCAAGAGGTTTAAAAAATAGAATGTTTTATAAATTTATTCCTAATAATTACTATCATAGATTTGATTCTAAAAAAATTCATCTTAAACAATATAATAGTAAAGAAGAAATTTATAAAGATAGTATTGGTAATGCTGAGAAAATGAGATTTCTTGTTAAATTTGATAATTTATTATATCTTGCTTATAGAAGAAACTATGAAGCAATAAATGTTAATCGTTCAATTAATATACTTCAAATTCAAGACTATGATTAAAGATAGATTTGGTAATGCTCTTTTAGAAGCATATGATCCTATTGATAATATGCTTATGGTAAAGTCTATGCAAAAGAAATTTAGAGATAGTTTTGTTACTCTAGATAGTGATAAATGGACTACTAAACAAACTGGTAGTATGACAATTTCAGTAGCTAATGGTACTCTTACTCTTGCTACTGGTGCTATTGCTGGTGATTATGCAGAAATGATTACAAAAGATTATTTTACTATTCCATTTAAAGTTTTATATGGATTTTTACTTTCACAACGTATTGTAAACCAACAATTTATTGTTGAAGCTGTTTCAGTAGATGAAAGTAATAATCTTATTCCATGTGATGATCTTTATGGTTGTGGAATGCGTTATAGTAATACTACAGCTGCACAAGCAATTTATCATGTATGGAATAATCAACTTATTCAATTAGATTCTGCTGCTTCTACTATTGTTACTACTGCTTCTTTAGCACTTGCTGAAATAGAACCATTTATTGATGAAACTTGGTTTCATAGTAAAGCTGTAGATTCTACTATAGGTCGTACTAATTCTTATGTTAGACAACAGCAAATTCCTGATCCTTCTAAAAAATATAAGATTAGAATTCGTGCAATAAATTGTAATACTGTTCCTATTGCAGTAACAGGTGCTATTGCTGGAACTGGTAATGTTATTCGTCTTACTGTTACTGCTCATGGTCTTTCTACTGCACAAAAAGTATGGGTAGAAAATATTAAAGGAGTTACAGATGGAGTTAATATGGTTAGAGGAATATATACTGTTACAACTATAGATGCTAACACTATTGAACTTCAAAATACTAATTTTACAGGTACATACGTTACTGGTTCAGGTAGAGCATTTCCTGCTAATGTTAACCCTGCTAGTACTACTAACTTTCAGTTTCAATTTCTTACTATTTCTGATTATGCTGAACTTACTGCTGAAATTACTTCTGGTAGAGGTAATGCAGTAGCCGGTCAAGGAATTTTTGCAAATGATAATTTAATGCAAGTTAATGGAGCTGCAATAAATGTTACTAATGGTACTGCTGCAGGCTGTCCTCGTGTGGCTATAGCTAGTGATAATACTCCTTTTGGAATAAATCCTAAACCAGTTGCTAACTCTGGATATACTATATATAGAAAAGTAGCTACTGCTGATACTAATGCTGCATCTATTAAAGCTTCTCCTGGTACAGTAAGTAGTATCTATGCAGTAAATAATACTGCTTCTGCTAAATATTTAAAACTTTATAATAAAGCTACTGCTCCTACAGTAGGTACTGATACTCCTGTATTTACTTATTTAATTCCTGCTAATACCCTTGTTTCTGTTCCATTTACACAAGATATGGGAATGCAGTTTACTACCGGTATTGGAATAGGAATTAGTGGTGGTCTTGCAGATGGTGATACTACTGCTCTTGCAGCAGGTGATGTAATTGCTCATGTTACTTATATTTAACATTTTATTATTAACCATAAATACTTTAGATTATGTTAATTCAACCTTTTTCTTTTAGTCCTAAAAGCAATGAACAGAAGAAAATAGTAGATTGTTACAATGCTATTAATAACATGGGTGACAATTACTATAAAGAAATTTCTATTTCTTCTGCTGATATTGTTGGTACTTCTGCTGGACAATTTGGTCATGCTAATGGTTACCCTCTTGTTTCTGCTCCTGGTGCTGGTCAAATGTTGGAACTTACAGAATGTGTAGTTTCATATATTTATGCTACTGCTGCATATACTGGTGGTGGTACTACTACTCTTAACTGGGCAGGAGGTACTGCTATTACTGGAACTTTAGCTGCTGCTAACTTCTGCGGTGCTGCTGCTAATAAATGTAATATGATTCCACCACTTGCTACTGGTGCTATTGCAATGCCTATTGTTCCAACTGGTATTAACTTAGTTGTTTCTAGTGCATTTACACAGCCAGGTACTGCTGCAGGAACTGTACGTGTTAAAATAGGTTATAGGATTCATAATAATATTGGATTCTAATGCAAGGTATTTTTAGTGATCCAGATGGTAGTTTCAGTTGGCGTAAGACTGGAACTGCCCTCTGTTTTATATTGTTTGCTTATTGTGTAATTAGTTTTACTATTACACATAAGTTTGCAGAAATACCTAGTGGTTATGAAGTTATACTAGGTATGGTATTTACTTTTTATTTTGCAAAAAATAGCCTTAGTCAAGTTAGATTTGGTAAAGATCCTTCTTTGGATATAGATAACTCAGATAATAGTAAAAAATAAGATAATAAAAAATTATGGATATTAAAGATATAAAAACTGGTGATTGTTTACTTACTACTGATTATAAAGCTTTTCTTAGTAAATCTATAGTTAAAGTTATGAATCATTGGAAAAAGAAACAAAAAATAGTTTGTACTGAAGCTACTCTTTCTCATGCTGGTACTTTTGCTTGGATTGCTGGTGAACTTTATGTTTATGGTAGTATTGAATCTGGTTATAAACCTTGGTTATTTAAAGTTCACTATTCTTTTGATAATGTCAATGAAGGAGATATTGTTATGAGAAGAGTTACTCCTTTAACTCCTGAAGAAGAAAATATTGTTATTAATTATGTTCAACATCTTATTACAATATCTATAAGTTATCAGTTCTGGAACTTTATCCAATGGATAATGTTAGTGTATTTCAATGTAGATTGGTTTAAAAAAGATAGTGATGATTTTACATATTGTTATGAATCACAACATCTTGTTAGGAAACATCTTAATCCTGATAAATATGGAGATACCTATAAAACTAGTTATTTTGATCTAGTTAATGATCCTAATTATAGTGTTATATTTAGACATGAGAAGTCCTATTCAAAGTAATTATTGTAGTACCTATTGTATTTATTGTGAATGTTTTGTATATTCATAATATAAACACTAAACCCCTGCAAGTAATGTTTAATAAACTTAATAATATATTTAGTACTCTAAGTATAGTATCACTAAATATATATACAATTATCGAAGCTATTAAAAAAACCTTTCCTATATTCTTAGCTATTGCTTCTCTTATTCTTACTGTTACTATGATTATTGTGCAATTAAAAAAGAACAAATTAGTAGCTAAAGAATATGAACAACAAAAACTTGAATGTGAAAAAACACAACTAGAAATAGATGATCTAAAACGGAGGGCAGAACATGGTTTATCAAATGGTTAGTGGAAAAGAAGTTCTTGCTAGAGTAGATAATAATTTTGATATTGATTATTCTGATTGGATTACAAAAGCTCCTTTATGGATAGCTGATGCTATGGATGAAATGCAACTTCGTGTTGCTTGGGAAGAAGCTATTGCTAGTGGTAATATAGAAGATAAGATTATTCTACTTCCAGATGATTCTCCTGCTGATATAAAACATATTTTAGGTATTGAAGTTAATGGAGTTTTATTACATAGAAATAATAAAATTAATCCTGTTCGTCAACCTTCTATTACAACTCCATATAGTTCTTTTGAAAGTTATACAATAAAAAATGGTTATATTATAACATCTCTTTCTGATAGTAATACAATTACTACTTATAGATTATTTTATGAAAGACCTCAATATGATTATGATTTACTATCTCAAAGTTATATTCCTAAAGTACCTATAAATAGTGTTATTCAAAATGCTATTGTTTGGTACATAATATATTGTATTCTTCGTAAAGGTCATAAACATCCTACTTATTCTCTTGAATCTAAAAATCCTATTACCAATCCATTTGCGATGTGGCAACAAGAAAAAAAGAAAGCAATAAATGAAGCTGGTAGTATTGATGCAGAAGAAAGAGAATCACTTAGTAAAACAATGAGGACTCTTAATGTTTATCTTAATACTCCTAAAAAAGTTTGGTTTACTGAAGATACTATACCCCCTACTGCTGACGGTATTATAATTGGTGGAGGAACTGATAGCGGTACAGATGAAATGTACTAATGAATACACTAAATTGGGTTAATGATAGAAGAGATCTTTTTTCACTTAATGAAGTGAATATAGGAGATCTTTTTCTTGTTATTAACGAAAATCTTATTTATAAACTTCATAATAAAGCTTCAAAATCTAAATTAGAAGGTTGGACTAAAACTAATATATTACAATATAATCCTAGTGGTAATCCGTATGTTACTTGTAATACAACTGCAACTGGACAAGAAGTTGCAGTTTTTAGTAATTCTACTAACCTTAATGGAAGTCCAAATTTAACATGGGACGGTACTACTCTTTATGTTAATGGTAATATAGTTGCACAAGGTGAAGTTTCTGCTTTTAGTGGTTCTGCACCATTAAATTGGTGGGCATCTATGCCACTTGCAACTATTTCTAGTATTGGTGGAATTCTTCTTCCTGGAGATACAAATACTTTTTTAAGAGCTGATGGTCAATGGATGAGTGTACCTCCTAGTGTTAGTTATCCTTCTGGAACTGGTATTGTAAGAGTAACAACTGGTACAGCATGGGATACTACTCTTACAGATAATTCTACAAGTTGGAATACTGCTGTTACTTGGGGTAATCATGCTTCTGTTGGTTATTGGAAAAATGGATCTGGAAATCATCCTACAACAAAGAGTGGTTACGGTATTACAGATATGCCTGGCATTAGTGGTACTCCAAGTAATACATATATTACTAGATGGACTAATGGAGATACTTTATCAGGTGATAGTAATATAACTTGGGATGGTACTACTTTAACTGTAGTTGGAAATATTGTAGCAAATGGAGAAATAAGTGCATTTGCTGGATCTGCTCCTAGTAACTGGTGGTCTAGTATGCCTACTGCTACTGTTAGTGCAAATGGTGGAATTCAACTTTATGGAGTTAGTGATACTACTCATTTTCTAAGGGGTGATGGTTCATGGCAAGTAGTAACTGGTGGTAGTGGTATGACTTATCCTAGTGGTTCTGGATTTGCGATAGTTGCTAGTGGAACTTCTTGGGATACTACAATTGCTACAAATAAAATTCCTGTATTTAGTTCTGCTATTACAGGAACTCCTTCTTCTAGTACTTTTTTAAGAGGAGATGGAAGTTGGCAGACTCCCGCAAGTGGAACTATTAGTGCTTCTACTCCAACTACAGCTAATGGTTATCTTAAAGCAGTATCTTCAGCAGTAACTTTTGTAATGAGTATTGTTAATGCTGATTTAGCAAATAGTACTATATCTGGAATTAGTCTTGGAAACAATCTAAATAATTTAACTATAAATAACAGTGGTTCTGGTGGAACTTCAGGAGTTACTTATAATGGTTCATCTATATTAACAATTTCATATAATACAATAGGTGCTCAACCATCAAATGCTAACTTAACTAGTTTAGCTAGTTTATCATATGGTGCTGCTGGTGCTTTTGTTAAAATGACAGCAACTAATACATTTGCTCTTGATTTAGTTTCTAATTATGCTACTAGTGGACATACACATACTTTAGCTTCTGCTACATTTGCTAATCAAGGAGATGTTAATTATGTACTTCATGGAAATGCTTCTGGTAATCCTAGTTGGGGATATGTAAATAAGTCTCAAATAAGTGCTGCTTGTGCTTGGACTGATGCAACTAATACTTTTGGTTCATATAATCAAAATTTTCCTTCTAGTTATCTAAGACTTTCTAATCCAGCAGGAACTTATTATTATAGTTTTGTAGGAGATGCTATTACTGCGGCTTATAATATTACATTACCATTGCTTAGTAGTAATGATACAATGGTTACTATTGGAGCTACTCAAACTCTATTAAATAAAACTCTTAGTGCAGGTAATACTATTGCAATATATCAATCCAATTTTACCTTACTGGATGCTACTGTTCCTACTAAAATAATGGCATTTAATTTAGCCTCAATTACTGCTGGTAATACTAGAACTATTACAGTTCCAGATAGAAATTTAACATTAGATAATTTAACAATAAATACTACAGCTTCTGCTAATGGTTATGTTAAAGTTGTAAGTAGTGCAGTAACTTTTGCTGGTAGTATTTCATCTTCTGATTTATCAACTAGATTAAATAATTTCGATTCAATTACTTATTCTAGTCCTGGTTTTCTTAAGATGAATGGAACTAATAGTTATATATTAGATACTAATTCTTATATCACTACTGCTGGAGTTAATACATTTGGAGCATATAATCAGAATTTTCAATCTAGTTATCTTAGATTATCTAATCCTGCTGTTACTCAATATTATACATTTATTGGAGCTGCAATTAGTGCCGGATATAATATTACATTACCTTTACTTACTGCTAGTGATACAATGGTAACAGAGGCTTTTACACAAACACTTTCTGGCAAAACTCTTAAAGGATTTATAGGAGCAGATAGTACAGATTCTACTAAACATGTTGTATTTGTGCTTTCTAATATCTCTACAGGAAATAGTAGAAGTATATATTTTCCAGATAGAGATATAAGTTTAGATAATATAAGTACAAGTACAGGTTCAAGTGGTACTGGTTATCTTAAAGGAAATGGTAGTACAATTAGTTTTGATAATAGTACTTTTTTAACTACTGCATCTGGAACTGCTTATGATAGTGCTAGTTTAAATGGACAGAGTGCTAGTTATTATGCAACTGCCTCTTCTTTATCAGGTTATTTAACAACGTCAGGAACAGCTGCTGATAGTAGTAAATTAAATGGTCAATCAGCAAGTTATTATGCAACTGCTTCTAGTTTATCTAGTTATTTAACAACATCGGCAACAGCAGCAGATAGTAGTAAACTTGGTGGTTATCCAGCTTATCAATATTCTAATGGAGATGATGGATTAATGGATAATGGTGTTGATTGGAATGCAATAACCTATAATAATAACGAAACTATACATAGTCAAGGTTTTCATCTTCCGAATTATACTAGTCCACCTGCTACAAATTACCCATTTTGGGATTATGGACAATTACTTACATTCGCTAGTCCACATAATGCAATATATTTTCCTTTTCAACTTGCAATAGGTTATACTGGAAATATGGCATTTAGAGGTCAATATCATCCTTCACCACCAACAGCTTTTACAAGTGCTTGGGTTCAGGTTATAACAAGTAATAACATAGCTAGTCAAACAGTATCAAGTGCTAGTTATGCTACAAATGCAGGAACAGCAGGGAGTTGCACTACTTCTACGGGTAGAACAGATACATCTCAATATGGTATAGTTTGGTTAGGTGGTGGAAGTGCTTCTATATTATATAGTTGTAATGGTACTACTATCCAATCTTCTACTGCTATTATCTTTGCTTCTGATTTTGCAAGAACATCTGATGGTAGATTTAAAACCCACATTCGTGAGATATCTGAACCTATTAACTCTCGTTATGTTGAATATGAGTGGATAAATCAATTAGGAACTAAATATTATGGAGTAATAGCTCAAGAATTACAACTTTATCATCCTGAACTTGTAAAAGTTGGAAGTGAGGGTAAACTAACGGTTTTATATAATGATTTATTTGCTAGAGAAATAGCCTATATAAAACCTAAATTATCCGAACATGAGATAAGAATAATGGAGTTAGAAATAAGAGTAAAAGAATTAGAAAATAGACTACATATATGACTGTAGGTATAGGTGCTATAAAACAATCAGATGTAGAGGCTGAACTAGGTATTGGAGCAAGTCATTTAAGTACTTGTTTTAGTTATGCTTTAGATTCAGAATTTGATCCTACTTATAAGGGAAATAAAGACAGACTTGGTGATTTTCAGGATTACACTTATACTGATTTTAATATTTCTCCTTCTTGGCAATATTATAGTTATTGGGGTTCTAATTGTGGCACTGGATATTTTACAATAACAACTCATCATAATTGGTATGCTCAGGTAGATACAAGTGAAATTACAGGTGCATATGTAAGTCCTAGTAGTGGTTCTCCTGGTGTTACTAATATGTATTTTTATCCTAATAGTTACAATTGGGATTCATATGATCATACAGCACAAATAGATATTTATGATACTGATTATTCTAGTTGGCTTGGTACAGTTGGTGGAGGTTATCAATATCGATATGGACAAGGTTGTTAAATTAAATATTATAAAATGAAACAAACAATTACAATTCCTGAAACTACTTTAGAACATAATGTTCCTGAACTTACAATAGTAATAGATAATCCTTCTTCATTAAATGGAAGAGTTATAGTTGGAACTCGTGCTGTTGGTTCTACTAATAATTATATTATGGTTCCTAAAGCAGTGGATGTTAGTAGAATATTTGTTTTAGGAGAAGCAAATGGAGTTATTACTCAAAATGATTTAAGTAGTTTTAAAAAGTGTATTAAACTTATTATAAGTGATGCACTTAAAACTGATTTTAATAATACTAACGATCCTTTCTAAAATGTCATTCCAAAAAGTTTTATCTACTACTTATCTTGATCCTAATTTGATCAAACAATATGCTAGTGTTCCAGATCAAGCAGATATGACCATTAGTGGTAATATTGTATGTGTAAAAATAACTACTGCTAAAATTAAAAATGCTGTTAAAGGTAGTAGTTTTTCTATTCATGATTTGTGTAATATAGATGGAACTTTTGTTAGTGGTGGTCAAGATGGTAAAATAAATGTTTGGTCAAGATATAAACCTGGTAGTCTTTCTTATGCTTCTGGACAGACACCTACACATGAATGGGATGCTGCTCCTACTTTTACTTATATTAAACCTGGTCATGGTAATGCAGGTGATTTTGCAGGATATAATCATAAAGAATGGACTAAACCTGTTTGGGGTGGATTTAGTCCTACTACATTTGAAACATATAAAGGAGTTCCTGGATATACTTCTGTTCCTGTATATAGTCCTTTTGCTAGAGGATATATGGTTCCTGTACTTGCAAGTAATAAAGAAGATGAATCTCTTTGGAATAGAGTTAAATTAAAATTAGCAAGAAGTGGAGGTTCTCTTGGTATTTATCCTGCAACTACAGGTGTATATTTAGATTTAACTACACAACCTCAAATTTATACTATTAATAATGGTGAAACTCCTGGTACTTATCAATTATATGTTCAACCATGGTATTATGATACTAATAATCAACCTCTTGCTCAATGTGAATGTGGTTATAGTTGTATGAATTATATAATACATTCCATTCTTGATTTTCTTAATGATTATCATTTTATTTCTGGAAGTGATGGAAATATAGGTGGAACTCATGATTTTGGAGCTGGTTTAGTTTCTGCTTTTTATCTTAGTCAATATGATGTAAAAGTTTATAATAATGGATACGGAACATCTAAATATTATAATAATGTTGCAACTTTTTATTTTAGATTACATCTTAAAGGAACTGCTGGAAATACTGGAGATGTATATTATTCTATTGGTGCGTTAAATGTTCCTTATGCTCAATATAGTCATATTGATACTCCAAATTTTGCTACATGGTATAATGTAGGTGGTACTCTTACTGGAATTACTGCTGGTGATCTATATCTTCAAATTAGTGATGATGGTGGAGCTACTTATCAGGATTGGACAAATTTACATTCTTATACTTGGTAATAACAAATGTTCTATATATTAACTTAAATTAAAAGATTATGGCTAATGGGATTATTTTTCTTCTTTGTGTACTCGGTGGAGTAATTTGTTTTGCTATTGGTTATGTTCTTCGTGATCAGAAGGATAAACCTGTTTATATTCCTAATGATACTATTGAACATAGTGGTGTTACTCCTCATGTTCATGCTCATGATTATGATGCAAGTGGTAAACTTAAAAAGTAACATATTAATAACAATTTTAATAATTAAACAAATGGACACAAATCAAAAAATTAATCAAATTATACAGGCTCTCCAGATGCAAGAGTCTGTAAAAGATCCTACTACAAATTTTGTGACTAGTACCCCTACTATTACAGGTGATGATAGAAAAACACTAGTTTCAGCACTAGTGAAACTTTTAACAACAGTATAGGGTCTACGGTAAATCATGAGGGTGATTAAGTTCACCCTCTTAATAAAGCAATTAAATAAGCTAATAATATGAAAAATTTTGAAATTCTTGTTTTAAATGATAATCTTGCTAAGATTAAAAATGTTACTGGTGTTCCTTTCTTAATTCTTCTTGATAAGAATCGTAGAAGAGTTAAAAAAGAAGCTGAATCTATTTTAAAAGGTAATGAAGCTACTGAAGAATATAAAGCATATGATAAAAAAAGAATTGAACTTAATGAAAAATATGCTGTAAAAAATACAGATGGTAGTTTTAAAATGCTTAAAATAGAAGGTGATGATACAAAAGAAAAATATGATATTCCTATTGATAAAAAAGTTGAATATCAAACTAGTTTAGATGCTCTTAAATTAGAAAATAAAGATATTCTTGATAAAAGAGATAAACAACTCAAAGAATGGACTGAATTTCTTAATAATGAAAATACTTCTTTTATTCCTCTTTTTATTAGTGAAGATCTTATTCCAAAAGATATGAATGAACAACTTTTTATCATATCTTCTCTTATTAAATATAATGAAGAATAAAATATGAAACTAGGTGGTCTTAAATTAGATAATAAGTTTGCTGATACTATAGAAGGTGCTTGGTCATATGCTAAGAATATTCTTATTAGTAAGAATTTTAGTGAACTTGAATCTGAAAGTGGGTATGATGCAACTAATTCTGTAGTATTTAATGATACTAATTATAATTTATACGGTAGATTATGTACCGATAATTATATTCTTACTTTTGCTAATTATGCAAATACTTTCAGAATTTATGCAGTACCCACTAATGGACTTCCTACTCTTACTAAACAACAAATTGTACAATGTGTTACTATAAATACTCCTTTATGGGTTGATGCAGTATTTACATATAATAACTCTGGTGAACTTATAGTTATTTGGAGTGATGGTGCTAATGCACCTTATATGATTAATGTTAGTCAATGTATAAATACTCCTATTACACTTACTATTCCAGATTCTATTTTGTTATTTCCTGTTTTTTCAGATACTAATATTTCTGCAATTAGTATTTTAAATGAAGGTAATTTAAAGACTGGTGCTTATTATTTTACAGTAACTTATGAAATAGATAATGGTCTTAATACTTCATTTGGTCATATTTCAAATCCTGTATTTATTACAGGTGTTAATCTTAATCAAGATGATAAAAAAATAACTGGACTTGCTGGTGGTTATACTACAACTAATGCTATTGGTATTAATATTACAGGTTTGGATTCTAGATATAAAAGATTTAAACTTGGTGTTATTTATAAAACAAATACAGGTATTCAAGCGTATATTACTTTACCATATACAATAAATGCTAATGGTAATTTTGTAATTATTGAAGATTTATCTATATTAACTATTACAGAATTAGAAGATATTTTAGTTACTAATCCTGCATTTAATAAAATAGAAGGTTTAACTATTTCACATGGTAGACTTAGAATTGCTAATTGTACTACTGTTCCAATAATTTCGATGGCTAATATATATGATTATATTATTTGTTCTACTACTCCTGTACTTAAAATGGAATGGTATTTTAATGATATTATTTCATTGAATGATCCTTTTACAAGTTATAAAAATCCTTCTGTAATATTTGATAAAAAAGGTTTTAGAACTGATGAAGTATATGCTTTTTATCTAGGATTAAGACTTAAAACTGGTGGTCTTTATGGAGTTTATCATATTCCTGGTAGAAAAGCTGGAAGTTCCGGAGAACGTACAAATCAAACTAATACTATTGATGGAACTCCTATAAATGATTTTATTCTTGAAAGTACTGCTCTTCAAACTGGTGGTGGTAATCATGGTTCACTTGGATTTTGGGAAAATACTAATGAAGTATATGATAGTTCTTATGGTACTAAAATAGGAGATGTATCTGGAGATACTTATGGTGGTGGACGTAAAGTTAGGCATCATAGATTTCCTTCTATAGATCAATTAATGAATTGGTTTGGTTCTTATATAAATAGTACATTTACTAATATTGCAACTTATTTTCTTGGTACAAATTCAGTTATAGTTAATAGTGGAGATCATAGATATTGTTGTTTTAATGGTCTTGATTATTATCCTCCTTCAGGTTGGAATCCTCCTGTAAATGATAGTCCAATGGTATTATCTCCAGATAATGCTAATCAATTTACAGCAAATACTGCAATGACTGTTGTTATTACTGGTACTCCAACTATGCCACAGACTGATGGTACTGGTTCTGTTGCTATTGGTATTTGGATTAATAGAGTTCTTCAATATAGTGATCAAAGAACGTCTGTTAATGGTACTACTACATTTAATACAATAAATCAAACATTTACTCTTGCTGTTGGTGATATTCTTGCTATTGGTGCTGATGGATGGACTACTATTTGGGGAACTACTCCTCTTAGACGTCAATGTAATTTTAGTCTTACTATTCAAACTAAAACTGCAAGTATTACTGCTAAAGCATTAGGTCTACGTTGTACATTTGATGCTACTCAAATTACAGATGCACCTACTCTTAATTTTATTAATAGTTATATTGATTCTATTGAAATATTTTATGCTAAGCGTTCTATGATTAATCAACTTAAAATTGATCAAAGCATAGGTACTGCTGATCTTCCTACTAGGTTTCATGGATTTGACAGTATGGCTAATCTTCTTAATATAACTCCTAATTTACTTAAACTTGAAGCTATTCCCGCAACTATAGATTATAGTGTAAATAATGTAGATCACACAGTACTTGTTACAAATTATAGTACTCGTGTAAGTGGTGCTACTAATAGATTTACTCTTATTAATAAAACTAGTTATTTTCCAGCACTTAATACTTCTACTACTCCAAATAATGCAAATAGAGAAAATTGTTATGCTTTAACTACAGGTCATGCACTTGCTAATATTGCATATGGTTTAGTATCTATAATGAATTGGAAAGTTGATCTTTATTTAGATTTTGCTAATCAACAAATTGTCAGTACTGGAAAAATTATTCCAATTACTAGTCCTGGTACTTATAATCTTTATGGTGGAGATACATATTTATCTAAATATAGTTTTATTGCTATTGATTCTTCTAAAAATGTATTTATATATTATTTTCCATGTGAATCTAGTTCTAATATTACACTTAGAGAAGAAGGAGTAAATACTATTGATAAGATTTATCCTAGTACTTTAATTCAACATAATCTTCCTACTAGTATTTCTCCAGTAGATCAAGATACATTTATTAATGCAATGATTAAGGCAGGTCAAGTTAATAGTTATATATATGATAATATTTGGACTGCTATTAATATGATTAATCAACCTGAAATTAATAATCAAAATACTATATATAAAAACTTTTTTCCAAATAGAATTTTTAGTTCTATTGAACAACCTCTTACTACAGACGTTGTATTTTTAAGAAGATTTAATATTCTTGATTATTATGATATTCCTAATAATAAAGGAGCTATTAAACAACTTATTGGAACTAAAAATTTACTTTATATTCGTTGTGAACATTCTTTATTTAGAGGTATGGATAAAGATAGTTTACAAACTGGAGATGGTGTAGATCTTAGACTTAAAAGTACAGATATTTTTGAAGGTACTGTTGATGAGATTTTTGATGATAATAATTCATATATTGGATATTCTGGTAAAGAGTCTATTATTCTTACTCCTTATGGATTATTTGGAATAGATCATATTAAAAAAGTTGTTTATCATATTGCTGATAAATATACAGATATTAGTAAATTTGGTATTGCTGATTGGCTTATAAATCGTCTTAATGGAACTACTTTTAACCCTTCTACTTGTCTTATAAATAGTACTTATGGTAAAGGAATAAGTGTCGGATATGATACAGTTAATAAAAGAGCATTTATTAATGTTATGTCTGATGGTGGTTATAGTAGTTTTATATTAAGTTATAATTTTGAAGCTAATATGTGGGTTGCTTTTCATGAATATTCTGTTAAGAATTTCTGTAGTACTAAATATGGTAATTTACATCTTGATGGAACTACTCTTCGTCCTATAACAACTGGTAATTATGGTTGGTTTACTGCATTTAAAGATAGTATAGTTGATTTTCTATTTAATGGTAATGGTGAAGATTCAGTACTTCTTAAATCTATTAAATGGGTAACTAATATAGAAGATAATAATGGAGTTAATTATTGGGATAAAACATTAACTTCTATTATGATATTTTCTAAAAATCTTTGTACTGGATTAATTACAGTTACTAAAAGAGTTATTACTGAAACTAATAATACTTATACTCAATCTTTTGTTCCAAATAATGGATTTCTTAATGGAACAGCTCCTTGTGATGCAGTATATCCTTTAAATATAACTGGCAGTAATCCTGTAGGTTCATGGATTCTTGCTAGTAGTTATGCACTTAGTAAAAATACTTTTACTGCTAGTGGAAATCAAACTTTTACATTAAGTGGAAGTCTTACTAAACATGCTAATGCTACAAATATTACTGTTAATTTCTTTATAAATGGAGTTCAAGTTTGGACAAGTGGAGTTTCTACTAATCCTATTGATCTTTCTACTTATGGAGTTATAAAAATTCCTAATGGACAGACTTTTTCTATTGAAGTTCATCAATATATTCCAACTACTAATGGTACTCCTAGTGGAACAATTTCTATTGCAATATATAATCCTACTGGTGTTATTAGTACTGGAAATAGTAAATTTATAAATGGAGAATGGGATTATAATTATATTGCAGATGCCTTAATAGACCCAAATTCAGCATTTCTGGACAATGATTTTAATGTCATTGGAGGAAATATTAATCAGAGTAAAACATGGAGTTTAAAGTCTAAATTTATTGCTAAAGTATTTACAATTAGAACTATCTTTACAAATACTGGTACTCTTAAATATAGAATTTCTAATATTAAAATTAACGCTAAAAAGATATGAAAATAGTTAGAAGTTATCATACTCCATTTGCAGGTAATAGTGGACATGTAAGTGGTAAAACAAATGGAAGTTCTAATTCTCCTATGAGAACTCTTTCAATTGCTAGAGGTAAAATTTATAATGCTCCACTTAAAGGTGTTTCTTCTAGTATTTCTAAAAATCCTGGTAAAAAAGATTTTACTCGTCAACGTCCGGGTATTCATATAATTGATAATTCTGGTAAACATTATCATGTTATGGGACATATTCCTATAACTACTGCTAGAAGTTATCATGCTGCACTTCTTAAAAGTTGGGGTGGAGAAATGAATAAAGGTGACAAAATAGGAATTAAAAGTAATTTTAATGGTAGACCTTTAATGACTCTTCCTAGTCTTACTACAAAAAAATACAATTACCCTTTAGAAAATGGTAAAGATTTAATGCGAGATGATGGTGGTCTTGCTGATAATTCTACTATGACTAATCGTCAATTTCTTCCTAGAACCATGACTCCTGAAGAAGTTGGTAATCATTTAATACAAAGTGGTTTATATAAAGGAAGTATTGATAATTGGAGAGCATTAGCACCTGAACAAAAAGCTGCTTATTTAGATCCTAATAAAGGTTATCGTTATACTTATGATCCTAAAGATTTGTCTTCCAATCCTGGTGGTGGAAGATATTGGAGAAATGATACTATTCCTGGTAATCATTTGCCAAATAGTGTAAAATATCTTGAAGCAGATGCTTTAAAGAAATTTGATAAGAGTACTTATAAATATGATCCTACTATTCAAAAAGATTGGGGTGGTGCTTTCTCAGGAATGAGTCAAGGTGCTGGAATGGGAGCTAGTATTGGTACTATATTTGGACCTGAAGGTACTGTTATTGGTGGAGCTATTGGAGGATTAGCAGGTGCTATTTTTGGTAATGTAACTAGTAATAATGCAAATCGTATTAAAAAAAGACAGGCACAAGCAATTGAAAATGCTAAATTAACTAATAAAAAGAATACTGATGCTATAAATAATGATGCTCTTTATAGTAATGATTCACAACAGTTAGGACAATATAAAGAATTAAATAATGAAGATTTATATACTGCTAATGGTGGTATGATTAAACCCTCTCATAAAGGAAGATTTACTGCTTATAAAGCTAGAACAGGAAAAACTACTAGTGAAGCACTTCATAGTAATAATGCACATGTTAGATCAATGGCTCAATTTGCCGTCAATGCTAAGAAATTTCATCATGCTATGGGTGGCAATCTTAGACTTCCTCCTACTCCAGATGCAGAATTTGAAAATACAGGTTATACAAGTAATATGAAATTTGCTAAAACTCCACTTAATAGATATTATGCTTCTGGTGGTAATTTAAGACTTCCTCCAGCAGAACATGATAAACTTTCTAATGGAGCTGAATTACTTACTAATCCTCAAGGTGGTACAAATGGTTCTCATGAACAAGGTGACAACATTCCTATTTCTAAAGGGGGTCAAACAAGTGCTATAGCTGAACCTGGAGAAGTTATTACTAAAGATGCAAATGGTAAACCTTATGTTATATCTAAACGTAATGGTTTAGCACAAAAATATATGGCTCTTGAGGCTATGAAAAGAAATGTTGGTAAAGAGAAAAAAGAAAGTATTAATAAAGAACAAAGAATGATTCCTAGTCAGAATGAACAGATTAGGAGAAGAATTGAAGGTAATAAAGGAATTCCTGAAGCTAGATGTGGTAGAAGATTAGATGCTGGTGGTGGATTAGGTGCTAGTGGAATTACTAGTATGATTACAGGTGCATTAGGTACTGTTGGTAATATGTTAGAATCTAATAAAGCTCTTAAATATCAGACTGGGTTAATTAATCAAAATATTGCAGATGCTCAAGCATTTACTCCTGTTTTGAATAAAGCATATACTGCTAGAACTAAAGTAGATGTAGGAGATCAAATTTCTGCTGCTAATAGTGGTTATAATTCAGATGTTAATAGACTTTCTAATATTACTGATCCAGGTCTTGCAAATGCTCTTAAAAATAATGCAAATATAAATAGAATGAATTCTCTTAATTCTATTTATGGTAATAAAGCAAGAATGGAACAAGGAATTAATGAACAAAATATAAATACTATTAATCAAACAAATGCTAGTAACACTAGTATTTTAAATAATACTGCACTTTATAAACTTAATGCTTTAACTCAAGGACGTGAACAATTAGGTAATGCTGAATCTGCTAGAGTAGCTAATGATCAAAGTGCTATGAAAGAATTTAATCAAGAAGTTTATAATCAACAGGCACTTAAAAATATGTCTTTGAGATATAAAGGAATGTTTGATAATACTGGTAAAAAGTTTGGTGGTAAAATTAAATCTTCTAGACCTTCTAGAATTGGTAATAAAATAAATGTTTCTAAACGTACTTTAAAAGCTGCATAATATGGGAATGGATTTTGCTAAATTTAATCCTACTTATGTAGGTGCTCCTCTAGATACCTATGAGAAGACTGGTCAAATTCTAGCTAATAGATGGACTCAGAATGTCGATAGATTAGATAAAATTGGAGAAACTCTTAGTAATATATCTAGTAGTATTGATCCTAAAAATCAAGGAATATTAGATGATGCTCAAGCTAAAATTAATACTACTTTATCTGGTATTGGTACTAACTATCAATTTGCTGATGGTGCTATAAGAGAAGCTACTAGATATATTACTCAAAATGACATGCTTAGAGCTGCTCAAATTGATTATGAAAATCAAATTAAAAATAGACAACAAAATAATCAAGCACTAATTGATGGTAAAACTACTCAAGAAGGACTTAAAGCAACTAATATAATGGATCAAGTTGTTAATAGTAAACCTCTTACTAAAGATCCTGTGGATGGTAGTATTCAAAATAGATATAAACCTATGATGGCTCCTGCTGATCCTAAAGTTAGTGATAAAATAATAGCTCTTACTAAAATTATTACTAGTCATCCTGATGAGATTACAAAATGGATTGATCCTGATATGGCTGGCTATTTAAAAGAAGCTCATATATCATTTGTTGATTCAAATAAAGTAGCTGCTACTCTTAAGAGTTATCTTAGTAATCAACCTGAAATTAAAGGATATTATGATTATATTAACAATGCTAATATGATTGCACAATATGCTAAAACTGATGGTAAAGGTAATTTTCAATATGATAACAATGGAAATCTTTTATATAATGATATTACTCCTGAAGATTTTAAAAATAATACAGGTTTGCAAATTGATGATAATTGGAATATTTTAAGTGATAAAAAAACAGTTAGACTTCCTGATGGAACTACAAAAGAAGTTCAAATGGATAACACTCCTAATAATCTTTTAGTTAGTTCTAATGTAAAATCATATTTTGATACAGTTGCAAATGCTATGGAATCTGTAGTTCCTGGTAGTAGTGATATTATTAAATCTGGATTTAATGATGTTATTGCAATGAATGGAGTTACTCAACAAGATGTTATTCGTGCTCATTATCTTAATCAACTAACTAGTGATTCTCTTGATCGAAAAGTTGATTTTGCTGGAGGTTTAGGTTATCAAAAAAATACTACAAAAGAAGTTGAACTTAAAGGTTATTGGCAAGATCGTCAATGGCGACATGAAAAAGAATTAACTCAACCCGCTTATATAATTAGTAATACTAATACTCCATATAAGAGTGAAAATTTTAATATAGATGATTATAAAAATACTTTAACTGGTATTAATGATCAACTTCAAAAAGTTTCTAAAGATTCTCAAGAATATAGTGATTTGACTAGAAGAAAAGATGATGTAGAAAATAGTATTAAAATGTTTACTAATTCTTTTGCTAATACTAATCTTGGTCAACGTACTATAAATAATGCTTGGAAAGAATATCTAGATGGACTTAGTCCTAATCTTCAAACAAAATATAAAGATACTAAATATTTTAATGAATTTAAAGATTATCTTAGTGGTAGTACAGAAGAATTAACAAATCTTGATCATACAATTGGAAAAAGTATAATAAGTCCTCCTGGATATGCACCTTCATCAAAGGGTTATCCAGAAGGTTCTACTACTGTTCTTAAAAATATAGATTATTTTAAAAATAATTTTGATAAAACTACAGAAGATGCTGTTAAAACAAGTGGAGTTGCTCTTAGTGGAACTGCTGCTTGGATATATGATACAAATAACAAATTAGATACTATTCATAATAGTCTTGGTACTTTTGCAATATCTAATAGTGGTTCTTTTGAAGTTCCTGGTGCTGAAGGTGGAGTTAAAACTCTTGATCAATATATTGCTAATAAAATACCGAATTTTAATCCTTCTGAATATACTATTACTGCTGCTCCTAATAATCCTACTGCAGGAGTTGGTGGAGTTTGGACATTAAATATTGTACCAAATAATAATTATCCTAAAGAAAGAGCTGGTAAACCAGCTACTCCTATATCAATTCAAAATCTTTCTGTTACTCCTAGTAATATTGAATCTAATTTACATTCTTTAGCAGGACAATTATATAATAATGCTAGTAGTCCAGAAGTACAAAAATTAGCTAAGAATTTAATGGTTTCTTCTATATATGGTAAAGATTTTGATCAAGCACTTCTTGAATATAAATTACTTAATGCTGCTGGAAAACCTACTGTTCCATATGTAAAAAGATTTTATGGAACTGCTATCGCTAATGGTAACCTTAAAGATAATTCATATTTGGAACTAAGAGAAGATACTCCTGGTAGTGGTAATTTTATTACTAGTTTAGTTCAAGAAGATAAGAATGGTATTAGGAATGCACAACTTAATGAAACTCCTATGAATATAAGAAGTACAGAACAATTTTTATTTGATAATTACTACGGAAAACAATCTAAATAATATGACTAATCCAACTCTTCCTGTTGAAAAAGTACTTCCTAATACTCCAACAGATTCAGCTACAAATACTTCTTCTCCTTCTACTACACCTAGTAATACAGAGGTTAATGATCCTAATAAAAAATCTATACCTACTGTTGATGTAAGTAGTTTTATTAAAAGTAATGATAATGAAAAAGTTGAGAAACCTATAGATGTTAGTAGTTTTCTTTCTACTCCTACTGCAAATACTGAGTCTGATAATGCTGGTTTTTATGATCAGAGTATAATGAAATACAATAAATTTATTAGTAATTATAATCCTGATAGTAAAAACCTAGATGCTGAAGCTGCATATGGACAAAGTGCTTGGGGAAAAGTTGGTAATATGCTTATGAAAGGTGTCGTTGGAGATGTTTTAAATCAAGGTGTTATTGGTGGAGTTGGTGCTTTAATTGGTGTTCCTCAATTATTATATCATGCTATTAAAGGAGATGATGAAGAATTTAGTAATTTTCTTACTGATTTAGCTGATAAAAATAGTAAAGCATTAGATGAACAATATCCTATCATGTTAAAACATCCTGGTAAATCTTTTGACGTAGGAGATTTTGGATGGTGGTGTGATACTGTTGAAAAAGGAGTATTTCCTATGATAGGAATGCTTCTTCCCGCTGAAGGAGAAGCTATGGCTTCTGGTTGGATCAGTAAAGGACTTAAAGGACTTAGTGAATTAGAAGATATTACTAGTGCTAGTAATGCCGCAAAATTTGGAAGTAATGTAATTAGTAAAATAGCTGATTTAGGAGATACAAATAAATATTGGCAAGGTCTTGCTCATAGATCTCTTATTATGAGAAATAGTATGAATTTTCAAGATGCTATGGCTACTCATAATAGTATTACTGAAGAAGCTCTTAATGATTTTAAAGATAATAATAAATATCAAGAAGTTCTTAATAGTAAAGTAGGACAAGACTTTGTAAAAAGTGGAAGAGTTGTTAATCCTGCTAATTTAGCTGAATATTTAGGTGCTAAAGCGTCATGGGTTAATTATGGTTATAATGCTGCAAATATTATATTTGATGCAGTTCAATTTGCTCCTGCTTTAAGAGGATTTAAAACTGCTACTCGTGAAGGCATGTTTAGTATTACTCCTACTAGTGTTCTTAAAGCTCAAGCAAAAGCTGTTGGTGAAACATTATCTACAGGAAGAATTCTTGCTAATAATGCTTTAATGGGAGGAGAAAGAGTTATTGAAGGTATGACTGGTGGAGCTGCATTAATGGGTTATGGACTTGCTAGAGAAGAATCTAATTTATATGGCAAACAACTTCTTGGAGATGCTAGTGAAAAAGAAAATGATTCTACTTTTATGGATCGTCTTGGTAATTATTTACAAGACCCTAATTCTTATGAATCTGCATTTGTTGGTGGTCTTGGTGGTTTAGTATTTGGTCAAATTACTAGAAATATTAATAGTGTTAGAGCACTTATAAAAAATGAAGCTGATCCTAATAGTTATGATGCAAGAGTTAAAGAAATTGAATCTCGTGTACCTATAATTGGAGAATATACAGGTCTTATTAAAAATATACTTGAAGGTATTGATCCGGGTACTAAAAAAACATTTGTTGGTACTGATGATGAGATTGCAGAAAATAAACAACAATATATTGATAAATATCAGTCTGAATTAGCAGATAACTTAGGACTTAATGCTAGTAGACATGGTAATGTTGGTTCTCTTATTGCACAATTAGATCATCCTAATTTTCAAAAGGAATTAGTTGAAATGGGATTTGCTAATGAAAAAACTATTAGTGAAAAAGTTAGTAGTCTTAAACAAAGTATTCTAGATGCTGAAACTTCATATCAAAGTATTTATAATAAAGTATTTTCTAGTTGTGCAGAAAAAGGTAATGAAGGTATATTAGATATTATATTAGGACAAGGAGTTCTTACTAATGGTACAATAAAACGTCTTGATAAAAGTAGATTAAAATATGAAGATGAAGCTAATAAAATATTACAAGATAATCCTTCTTATGAAACTTTTAAAACTCAATTTCCTGATCATGATGTAGATGGTACTTTACAAAATGCTGCAAATATCAGAGCAATTCAATATATTAATAGTTATATAGATAACGAAAAAGATCCTATTGTTCAAGATTTTATGAAACGTAGACTTGAACAACGTAAAGAAGAATTTCGTCAAGCTAATAAAGATTTAGGAGATAAGAAATTACCTTCTAATTATGAAGATTATGTTGATCTTACTTCATTAGATAATTATATTGATAAAAAAGCTAGTGCTCTTCTTTTAACATTTGCAGGAGATACTCAAAAGGCTAAGTTTGAAAAACAAACTAATCCTACAACTGGAGTTAAGACTGCAAAAAATATGATTGATCGTAGTGTAAAAATAGCTAAAGATAAATCTTTTAATACTTTTAAAAGTAATACTGATGCTCAATTTACTCCAACTAAAAATGAAACATTTGATACTATTAAAGATAAAATTGATAAATTAAATGCTTTAAAAGACCAAGTTAGTAAAAATAAACAAAATCCTTATGATACTAAAATTACTGGTAAATTAGAAACTGAAGATATTAATAAATATCATAATCAAATAGATGCTAAAACAACAGCTCTTGAACGTGAAAAAACAAGGCTTACTAACAATGATAATTTTAATAAAATACTTACAAATGGACTTCAATCTTTATTTAATGAAAGTGGTATAGATATTAAAGTAGAATATACTAGAACTCTTGAAAATCCAGTTGTCAAAAAAATAGTTGATAATATTAATAATAAAACTAGACTTACTAGTCCTCTTGGTAATAATGGAATAATACAAGAATTGGAAAATCATATTAGAAATGGTAATAATGAATCAATTACACTTCCAAGTGGAGAACATATTCCTTTAAGAGATGCTCTAAAAGAATTTATAAAAAATGATTTAAACAATAATTATAAAGTAGCTAAGAATGCTAATCTTCATCAAGAATTTGTTAATGCTCTTCTAAGTAAAATGGGTTATATTCCTAGAAAAGTTGATTCTAAATCTAATACTCATATAGATAATCTTAACAATTTTGAACAAAATATAAAATCTGAGCCAGCAGTTTCTGGAGAATCTATTACTAATTCTAATATTAAACAAGATGCCAGTAAAGAAAACAGTGGGAACAAAGAAACCGAAAGTAGTAAAGAAAGTACCGAAAAAAGTGGTAAAAAAAGTGGTAAAAAAAGCTCCGAAAAAGTAGGTTTAATTGATCCTAATCAAACAGAACTTCCCTTTAATGAGGGAAGTTCTCCTTTTGGTTCTGGTTGGAAAGAAATTAGTGGTTCTGAAGCAGATGCTACTCCTAATCAAGATTTAATAAAAGTTGATAAGAATACTGGTAAGATTTATATAAAAGATAATTCTCAATCTACTTTAGATTTTAATAAAGCTGGACAAGATACTAAAGTTCGTAATGCACTTAGAGTTGTTACTGATTTAGTTAATCATACTGAAAATGGTAAACCTATATATACTGATGAAAAAGTATATGGTGGTGCTAAAAAGTCTGTATTTATTCATTTTAATGATCTTCTTGCACAATTTGCTAAAACTGCAACTAGAGATCAACTTGAACGATATTATAATACTTTACAAGAAGCTTATATTGTAGCTTCTACAGTTAATAAATCTACTAATGGAATTACTGAATTAAAGTGGGATTCAGCTAATAAAGTTCATAAACTTGATATTAAAACTGTATTAGATAGATATAGTACTGCTGATCCATTTGCTACAGATCATTTTAAAAACTCTGGAGTTATTGAAGAAACAGGTGGAAAAGGTGCACTTAATACTTATCCTTTTATAAAAGAAGGACTTAATAATAATAGAACTCAAGAAGGTCATATTTCTGTTAGTCCTGAACTTGGTAAGCAATTAGATTTAATATTAAATCAATTAGGACAAGATTCTACAATTCGTATAAGACTAAATACCGACTATGCAAGTAAAAACAACTTGTCATTAAATGAAGATAACTTTGACAATTATCCTATTGTTATAGAAGCAAATAGTGGAGATAGAACTATTCCTATTGCTTCTCTTAATACACTTTTTACAGATCATAAAGGAGTACGATATAAATTTGATGGTAAAGATTGGACTGATCTTCTTTTAAGTGATAATCATAATGGAGATCATAGTATTTCTGCTTCTGAACGACTTGGTGCAATTTCCAATTTATATCCCGATTTACAGGCATGGTTCAATTCTGTAAGAAATGGTGCTACTAATACTAAAGAAGCAAATGATATATTAGATCATATTTACGAGAATGATCCTATAGATGTAATTAGTGATCTTATAGGACATGATAAAATATTAACTAACAAACAGGGAAAAGAAGCTTTAAAACATATTCTTAATGTTATGTTTTTTGGTGAAAATATTAATAAAAGTGCTGATCTTCAGTTTAATACTGTTCGTACTTTAACAAATATTCAAGCTTGGAAAGATAAATTGTATAGAGATCATGTTAATAATAAAAAGATTCGTAATATTATAGGAAATGATCCTACTAAACAACTTGAAAGTACTATTGTACATCGTACTAGTGGAAGTGTTGTAACTACACAAGACCTTGATGGAAATATGACTTATGGTAAAGTTGGAGATAGATTTCTAACTGAACCTAAATTATACAAAGTAAAATATAAAAATGATAAAAGAGTTTTATCTTCTATTAATAATGATGCGCCTGAAATGGGTACTCCTAAAGGTGCTAAATTTACTTTTTATGCTGGATTAGTTGATCCTAGTAATCATGAAAATATAATTCCTATTGCTCTTATGCCTAATTCTTTAATGGGAGATATTCATCCTGTTAAAGATGGACAACATATTGTAGATACTGTTCATGGATTATTAATGCAACTTGGAGAACTTCGTAGACAAGCTGAAACCACAAATATTGAAGGAACTAATTCTGATCTAAATGATGTACATAATAAAATAAATGAAGTTGAACATAATTTACAAAATTATGTTAATGTTACTAGTGCTAATAAAGATAGTGATAATATTCCCACAAATGGTGGATTTTTAAACACTAATCATATATTTGAATTTACTAGTAAAGTTGATGATAAAGATGTAACTATTAGATTTAATCCTTTTGCAGATCCTAAAGATAGTAAAGAATCTCCTTATACTTATTATAGAAGAGATGGTAATGATCTAATTAGTAAAAGACTTTCTGAAGATGAATTTAAAAATCATCTTGGTGGAATTAAAAGAAATGTTAATTATGATAATTTTGGTAAACCTTTTGAAGGTTATGATACATATGAAGATTATTTACTTAAAAGTGGTAGTTACGTTACTAATGTTGGTCATATAATTGATACTGATGGTAAAAAGATTAGTAATTTTACTATGAGTGGAGATAATAATTATGGTGGTGCTAATTATATAATGAATATTGACACTGATAAATTTAGTCAAAATAACACTGGAATTGATACTTTATCTAAATTAAGAGTTACTCATAATCTTGATCAAAGTTATGATTTTGCTATGAATATGGCACAAAGTATGATTGATGATAACAATCTTACTTTTGGTGGAATGAATAAAGAAATGGATAATCCTAATGCTTTTGCTCAATATAATCCACGTACAAAAGCTATAGAACTTAGTAATAAATGGGAAGAAAAATATAAAGAAGATCCTGCAGAAGCTACTAGATTATTAGTACATGAAATAACACATGGTAAAATAAATACCATGCCTAAAGAAGAAAGAGAATCATTAAGAAATGATTTAAGAGATTTTCATAAAGATATTATTGCTACTGATGAATATAAACAATTATTATCAATTCCAGAGGACAAAAGAACAGAACAACAAAATACTATTATTAAAATAATGGATGCTTCTTCTAAAGATCAAGATGAACTTCTTACTTATGGTTTAACTAATCTTGATCTTGCTCATTTTCTAGATGGAATTAAGGGAAGTGAAACAATCGAAACTCCTAGTTTTGTTAATAGACTTAAAAATATTATTAGAAGATTTTTTAATAGTACTGGAGTTAAAGGAAGTAAACTTGATGATCTTACTTCTATATTTGATAAACATTTTGATAGTCATATTGTTGGAGAACGTCAAATAGAAGATCTTAATGAAAACGAAGTTAATTTACCAGAAGTAGATAGAGATGCAGATTACTATGATGTTAGTGATCTTCCAGATTTACAATCTGCTATATTTAGTTCTAGTGATACACATAATTTTACTGATGAACAAAAAGATTTTCTAGATGCTTTTAGACAAGTTACTCCTAATAATTTTACTCGTAGAGAATATACTCTTCAATCTGCTGAAAGTAAACAACTTGTTTTAAAAGATTTATTTCCAGATGCAAAAGTTACTATTTCTAAAGGAGTAGATACTTATTTAGTTCGTCTTAATACTAATACTAATACTGAAGAATCTAAACCTGCTACTATAACTTCTAGTAAAATTCGTGAAATATTTACTGGAACTACTATGGATGATATTCATAAGAGTAATTTATTAGATGTAGCTTCAGATTTCTTTCTTAGATATATGGAGGGTCTTGGACAAGATATAAATAAAATTAAAATTAAAGATATAGGAAATGAAACTAGAAATAATCTTGGTAGACTAATTTTAAATGATGCCTTAATTAAACATCCTGAGGATTTTACTGATGAACAAAAAACTTTCTTAAAACAAGGAGTTAATGAACTTAAAACTAATGATGTTTTGTGGAATGACTTTAAAACTCAACTTCATATAAATCATGCAGTTCGTATTGTTGATAGAAATGATCTTATAGATTCTAATGAAATTCTCAAAAAAGGATGGGATGATGAAGCTGCTTATAGAATTAATCCTATTGATACAATAACTAATGAAGTTCGTCAACTTATAAATAGAACACGAGTTGTTGATCCTAACAATACAACTATAGATAAAAATGGAAATGTTGTAATTAAAACTGACACTAATACTCCTACTGGTTATCCTAATCTTTTAAAATATAATGAAATTGGTGCAAAATTAATTGAACTTTCTTCTAATGCAATTAATAAACAAGAAGTACTAAATGAACTTTATAAATATGCTACTACTGTAAATAATCCTAAAGCTAAAAGTTTACTTAGTATTTGGGATAAACTTCGTAAAGATGATAGTCTTCTACAAACTTGGGTTGCTAATATGGATAAACAAATTATGCAACAATATCGTACTTTATTTACTAGTAAGGAAGGTAATAAAACTGTAGATATTGATCTTTCTAATAAAAACATAGGTGCATTTGCAGTTGCTAATGAATGGCTTAATACTATTGTAACTAGAACTCAAAGTAATTATTATACTCCTGCATTTACAAAAGATTATGAAGAAAGTTTCAAAAAAATTATAGATGCTAGTAGTATAAAAGGTGTAATGTTTAAAATAATGGATGATAAAATTGCTAGTGATCTTAGTAATATTTATCATAAATTAGGACTTGATATTGGTGCTGATAATATTAAATATGAATTTACTAAAGATCAAAGTAATTTTGTAGCTAATATGGTTGCTCCTGTACTTTATCTTAAAAGTCTTGGAGATAAAGCAGAAACTAAAGCATATATAGATAATTATAATAAAAATGAAAATTATAAATTTGGAGAATATGGTAATTTGCTTAATCTTGCAGCACATACTGTTTATTTTAGAGATAATGTAAGTAATTATTCAAATACTAATATCAACAACAATCTTGTTTATGATGCTCAACAACATCATTTTCTAAGTGTTTTAATGAAGAAACTTCATAGTAATCCTGAAAGTGCTTATAATACACTTATTGAATATACTAAGGTTCCGTCTAGTCAACACTCCCTCTTTTTATGGGGGGATCAGCAGACTGAAAATGGAGATACTGTAATTGAAGGTAGAGGTTTTATTAATTATACTATTAAAAATGGAATAAAAGTTCCTATAAGTCTTGAATCTGGTGGACTTCATATTGATAATTTAAATAATTTTAAATATCTTCCTTTGGATGGTATGAAAGATATTATGAAAGGAACTTCAAAAGAATATAGTGATCTTAATGAACGTGATTGGAATTTACTTACTATGATTAATTATTTAGGTGGTAGTAAAATTGCAGATAATGCAATACTTCCTTTAATTAATCCTTCTGATAGAGGTAGAAGTGGTTTTCTTCAAGTTCCAAAAATTTCTATTGATAATAATTTTATAAAACTTTTATCTAATAGAAATAGAACTCCAGAAGAAAATACTACTTTTTATAATCATCCTATATTTAAACAAATTAAAAATACTATCTATGGAGAAGCTACTGATATGCTTACTGCTATGGATGTACTTTTTAAAAAGAATGATAATGGACAATATAATAATAATGATTTAAATGATGTTACTCCACAATTATATTATCATTATAAATTAGATGATAATGGTAATAAAACATATATTGCTACTAAAAAGAATGTAGATGGTAATACTATTATAGATGAAGATAAAAGTGGAAATGCTTTTAGATTTCATAATATTTTACTTAATATTAATGGTAAAGAAAGAAATTTAAATAATATTACTATAGGTGGCAAAGTACTTACTCAAATACTTTTTGAAACTGAAGATTTAAAACAAGCACTTAATTATAAAGGTGCAACTATTAGTCATCCTGAAGGAGAAACTGTTGATAGTTTTCTTAATACTTTTGTTGATGGTTTTATTGTTAATCAACATAATAATGGTAAAGATATATTTGAAAAATATCAAGATGAACTTAGTCAAATAAATAATAAAAAAAGAAATAATAGTGGTGATTTTGCTTTTAATCCAATTACTACTCCTGAAGATTTTGAAAGACATACTACAGAATTTATGCTTAATAATTATTTGCATAATACTGAACAGATAAGAATGATGTATGGTAGTATTGCTGATTATAAAACATTTGTAGATTTTAATAAACGTGCTGGTCAAATACTTGCTACTGGTATAAATAATAGTATTACTCCAGATACTGAAGCAACTGATCCTAATTTGCAAAGTGGTACATTTACAGGTTCTACTATTTCTGATGTTTTTATTAGATCTAAAGTTTATGATGAAAGACTTAAAAGTTTGTGGAGTAAATTTCAACCTGAACTTAAAAATGGTGAACCTAAAGAACTTACTGACAATAAAAAGAGACTTTTTAATAAAATTTATGATAGTAGAGCAAAAATGGAAGCTGCTATTAAAGATCCTATTGAAAGACAAATTTATGATTTAGCTTCTCCATATCTTAGTAATGATGCAGCTAATGCTACTACATTTATAACTCTTCCTGAGTTTGAAAGAAGAGTTAGAGGGTTTGGTAAATATTCTCAATATAAAGATATTATTAATACTCTTAATGGTAATGAAGAATTAAGTAGAGATCAATATATTAGATTAGCTACTATGCAAAAAAACTTCTATTATTCTAATGAATATAATGAAGAATTAAGAAAAATGGTTCCTAATCAAATTAAAAATGCTGAAGTTATACTTAATCCTCAACTTATTAAAGGTCTTCAATTAGAAGAACTTGTTAAAACTATGGATGAAGCTGGAGTTCATCAAGTTACTTTAGCAAGTGCTGAAAAATTAGGTACTTTAAATATTGCTACTATTCATAATTCTAAAGGAGAACTTTTAGATCATAATACTGTTGTTGCACAATTAAAAAATGCTAGTCGTGCATATAATTATGCTAATCTCCGTATGCAACAAGAAGTATCTGATAAAGTTATAGATGAAGATAATAAATTAGGAGTTCAAATATCTAAAAAGATTCTTAATAATATTCCTAATGATAGTGACTATACTGTTAACGGAGAAAAAATAAAAGGAAAAACTCTTAAAAATCATACTTTCAATCTAATGGTTCATAATATTGAAAGTAGTGCTAGAGATCTTTGTAATAATTATGGTGTAGATTATGATTCTTTAGATAAATATGTAAATATTGATAAAATTATTACTAAATTATCAGATTCTCAACCTAATGACACTGCTTCTAACAATAGTAAATTCGCATTAAAAATTAATCCTGAAACTGGTAAACCTAATATTCCTCTTTCTTTTAGTCTTATGTCTGAAGCATATGAAGCTGTTTTAACAGGAGATGTAACTAAAAATGTTACTAATCAACATTTTCCTGGTCTTCATACTTATCAAATGTCTGATTTGTTTATGACTCCTGGTAGTGGAAAAAGAGCTAGTGATTTACTTCAATCTAAATCTAATACAGATGGTGTTAATTGGTCACAAGATATTATTGATAGAGGAGATTATAAACTTCGTTCTACTCATGAAAATACTAAAGATGGTACAACAGTTCATGCAGAAGTTCTTCTTCCTAGATGGAGTTCTATGTTTTTTAAAGATGGACAAAAATTAGATATTAATGATCTTCCTGAAGATGTACGTACAATGGTAGGTTATCGTATTCCTACGGAAGATAAGTATTCTATGTACGTATTTAAAGTTGCTGGTTTTCTTCCAGAAAGTACTGGTGCAACAATGGTACTTCCTGATGATTTTATTACACAAACAAATGCTGACTTTGATATTGACTCTGTATTCAATATGAGTCATAATCTTTATACAGACAAAAATGGTAAAATTGCTTGTATTCCTTATGATCAAAAGATGGATGATAAATCTATTACTAGTAGAAGAAATAAATATGTAAAAAATACTTCTGCTGGTAGAGAAATAGCAAATGAATATGATCCTAAAATTACTGATCTTTATAATAGAATTCAAGAAGCATGGAGCTCTGATACTAAAAATATAACTGATGATAAAATTAAAAATCTAGCTGCTAAAGAAGATGTAAAACCTTTTCTAGATGTTCGTCAAGATCTTAAAGAAGAAGCAGACATTTTATCTCAAACTATTGATCAGATTGATACTAATCCTGATATTGCTGTAAAAGTATATAAAACTATTAATAAATTATCAGGTAATACAGATATTGATGTTACTCCTGATAATGTACGAGATCTTTATAATAAAGAACTTGATACACTTAAACAAAAACAAACATATATAGAAGATCAATATAATAAGTTTAATGAAAGTCAAAAGAATCAAGCTAATGAACTTAGTGCATCATATGATATTCGTAAAAATAGAAATGAACTTTTATTAAAACAAAAAAATGATCTTATAAATGAACGTAATGTAAAATATGACAATTTACTTAGTAATAAAGATTTTAGTAAACTTCCAATAGAACAACAAAATACTGTAGAAGCTAGACAGAATAGACTTCTTGATATTTATAGTGGTATATTAGATAATCCTAATCATATTGCTGAAATTACACAAGGTTCTACTTTTAAAGATATTACTGCTTCTAAAACTAAACTTGAAGAAATACTATCTTCTAAAGATCCTAATTATAAAACAAAGAATATTCCTGTTACTACTTATGATGGTCAAATTCAGTATAGAAAACGTGTTATGGAAGGTAGAAATTTAAAAGGAATTTCAGTAGGAGCTGATGGTCTTATTTCTATTTCTGAAGTTGCTAATATGGGTATTACTAATTCATATTGTCCTGTTACTAAAATTAAAATTACTGATATAAATCAAGAAAAATATCTTAAAAAATCATTTAACGCTAAAATTGTAGGAAAAGATAATACAAAACTTGAAGATAAAGATAAGACTAGTGATAGATTTGCTCTTATTTATCATAATAAATTAGGAAATAATCCAGAAGGAACATTTACAAATGTTGAAGGTAACAAAATTACAGCATATAGTGCTCAAACTACTGCTAATATTTTGGATAACGTAAAAGATCCTATTCCTCCAAATATCAATCCAAACACTTTTGGTATTTGGAAAATGTTTGCTTCTACTGGTTCTACATATAATATTGCTACTGCATTTATTAATCAAGATGCAATACGAGATATTATAACTGAGAATATGAACGAAAATAATAATGCAATTAATGATATTCGTTCACAATATCAGACTTGGCTATATCAACTTCAAGCTGCTAGAACTGGTGTTAGAAATGCCAAATATGATTCAGCAATTAATCAAGGTTTTAATATTAGAGTTTATGATGATAAAAAAAGTGGTGAAAGAGGATATAGTAAATTAGGATACGAAAAAGGAACTATTATTCCTATTGAAGAAAAAGAGTTATATGATAATATAGCATTTGCTAAGAAAAGTGAAATACAAGAAGCTGTTAAAAATCCTACTTCTAATCCTGAAAGAGTTAAACAAATAGAAGATTATCTTAGGTATCAATGTCAAATGATTGAATCTTTTGAAACACTTAAAAGAACTTCTAATCAACTTGCAAGTGCTGCTACTATATTTAATACTGATAAAATAGGAGTTGGACCTAGTTTTGAAAATACTATTACATTATTAGATATGATTACCGAATTTAGTAATGAAGAAAAAGAGTTTAAACCTCCTCTTATTCTTCATATAAATGGTAAAAATCCAGCAGTTGCTATTTATCCTCAATTTTTTAAAGGACATGAAAAAGAAAATAGTGTTTATCCTACTCTTCAAAAATATCTATTTGATAGTAATATTTTAGGACTTTCTTTATTTAGAGAACATTTTATTAATTATTCTCCTGCTTATATAAGACTTAAAGAGAATTTTCACTATAAATTAAATCTTCCTTATAATGAAAGTACTGCTAAACAATTTAGTACTTATTTAAATACTAGACTTCTTTATGATCATCCTTATCTTAGTACAATAGGTAAAGAGGAGAGAGAAAGAATTATTGGAATTAATCAAAAAGTTAATACTACATTAAATCTTAATGATCAAACTAATCTTCCTATTTTTCAATCTCTAAGTACAGCTAACAAAGTACAACTTCTTAAAGAACATCTTCGTACTACTGATGAAGATATAGATAATAATATTTTAACATATCTTCAAGCTAAAACTAGACAAGAAGACTTAGAACATAATGGTTATCATAAAATTGATTTGATAAATAATGATCGTGGTGATAAACTTGTAAATAGTTTTAATAATCTTTGGTATAGTGATAATCCATTTCAAAGAGATACTGCTAGAGATATTGTTAAATATGAATATCTTATTAATGGTATTAATTATGGATATAATTCAATAGCCAAACTTATACCAAATAATATTTTTGCTTTTGATAGTAATGATGAAGAATTAAATAATGAATCTGGTATTGGTCTTTCTTCACATATTTATGCTAAACAACAAGTAGCAAATTCTGATGCTAAATATGATGTGGAAAAACTATTTGGCAATACTGAAAATGACATTCATGAAAACTTTTTAAGAAGTAATTGGGAAAATAATAAATTTGTTCCTGATGCAGCTACTATAAAAGTAAATAGAGAAGTTAATGGTAAAAATCAGAATATAAGACTCTTTCAAGTAGATGATAAAACTAATACAATACGAGTAGATGCTAGATATCTAGATACTATTCATAATTCAGAATATCAAAATATTCTTGATAGAGATATTGTTAAAATTAAACATGAAGTTGGAGATAAACAACATTGGCAATTATATAAAAGATTTATTGGACTTGTTGATGAAACTGCTATTAAAGATAAAGATGGAAATGATTTATTTGTTCATAAAGGTAATCTTCTTTATTTTCCTATATCTAAATTAGAAGGTTCTGAGAGTGGTGCATATAGTATGATTGATGCTAATAATCTAGATAGATATGGAAAAAAGATAGATACTTATGAAGGTTATATTTCTAAAGTTCTTACTGATGATAATAGTACAGATAATAATAATGATATTCATCCTATAAAGATGGATATGAATTATGATACTAAACATGCTAAATTCCGTGATGAACTTAAGAGTTATAAAAATACTATGGAACTTATTAGAGATGGTAAACGTACTGCCACTACTAGATATTGGAATAATAATCAAGAAGCTCAAAAATGGGTTGATGCTAAAGAAGGAACTTATATCGAACTTAATAGTAAGTTTTCAGATCATCCTGAATTTATAAAAGTTACTAAAGCACTTCATAATATTGATCTTAATGAACTATCTGCACGTAAAGAATGGAGTGAAAAAGAAGGATGGGATATTACTCTTGCACATGAACTTGAAAAAAGAAATGATCTTTGGCAACTTGAATTTAAATATATTGGAGATAAAGATGCAGTTGATAAAGATAGACTTAATAGTATTAAAGATGAAGAACTTGAAGAATCTCAAAATGCTGAATTTTCAAGTAGTAAAGATAAAGAAATTGATGATCTAATTAAATTTTGTCACTAATGATTAAATGTCCTGTTGAAACAGATCCTAACTTTCAAAGCATAGTTAGAGAAGTTGGTATTGATAAAGCATATGATATATATAGGAATGAAGATGATATTCCTAGAATTGGTGTTGCTCCTAATGGAAAACCTAGTGAACAATATACTAAACTTCCTTCAGAAGTCGCTAATAAATGGTGGTTAGTAAGCAAGACTAGTGAATATAAAACTAAATTTAATCCAGAAATTGATTCTAATGGAGAATCTATTATTGAATTAACTCCTGAATTTAAAGATTTTGCAAATAGTTTTAATGGAGATGTTCCTCAACCTTCATATATAAGTTCTAGTTCTGAAGCAGTTAATGAAGCTATGACTGCTACTAATACATTTATTAAAAAAGTAGCTGCTGCTACTGCAAATATGGCTAAACAATATAAAAGTACAAGTATTGATATGCTTATGAAAGGTTTTGCAGATACTAGAATTAGAGATGATATCGGAATTAATGATCTTGGTAATCTTGCAGAAGCTCTTAAATATACATTAGATTATTTTCAAGAAACTATGTATATTGAACCTAATGAATCTCGTAAAGGTGGTATTATGGTTCAGTTGAATAAGTATGGAAAAATGAAAATGGAAGATATTTTAAAAGATCCTAAAGTTACTTCTGAACTTGATTCTTTTCTTAAACATGCTAGTACATTTGTTGATAATTATAGTAACGTTGAAAAACTTGAACATCTTGACGGTGGAGAACTTATGACAGAAGGAGAAGAAGTTATTAATAATATGGTTTCTCAACTTCAATCTTTTACTGGGGATGTGGCTAATGCAAGAAATAAACTTAGTAAACTTCTGGAAAAAAGATTTGAAGAAGATCTTATGAAATATACTACAAATCCTGAACTTTTGGATGGTATGCGTAAGATGTTTGATGTTGGTGATGACGAAAATATGGCTCAATATATGCTTAATGCTTTAGCTGATACTAATAATCCATTCATAGGAAATATGATGAAAAAGTATCATAGAATGACTGAAGATGCAAGACATGAATATACTGATAAATCTGATACTCTTAGAAAACTTCTTAAAGATACTTTTGGTCGTAATCCTAAAGATCTAACTGATAAAGATTTTGAAAAGTATTTAGAACATAGAAATGGAGAACGTACTGGAAGATATGCACAAAAATTTGATTGGGAACGTTTTGATAGAGAAAAAAGTGATTATTTTGAAAGTATTAAAAATCTAAAAAGAAGTAATCCTGCTGCATATAGAGAAAAAGCTAAAGATTGGTATGAAAATAATGAAGTTTCTCTTATGTCTCAAGATGAGATAAAAAATACTATTGATAAAAAAAGAGGAGAACTTAGTTCTAGACAATTTATTATTTGGGCTAATAATAATTTTAGGTTTATTGATGGTAAATATCGTACTCGTCTAGGAAATGGTATATTTAGAGAACCTCATGAAAGATTTCAAAGTGATAATTGGGAAAGTTTAAAAAATGATAAATTATATCAATTTTTTATTAATGAAACTAAAAATATTACTGATAGTTTTGGTAAAGATTCTATACTTTCAAAAGGATATATTCCTAGTGAACATCTTCCAGAAGAAACTGAAGGCATAAGAGGTATAGTTGATGCTTTTTTAAAAAGTGGTGAATATAAACAAAAAAATGCTTCTTTCATAGGTACTAATGATCAGATTGTTAGATTGCTTAATACTCCTATGGATACTTATTATAAAGATCAAGATACTATTAAAATTCGTCCTAAAGGATTTAATGAAGATAGAAAAGAATGGGAACAAAGTGTTCTTGCAGATGTTAAAAATACTACTGGAAAAGAGTTTACTAATGTTAAAGATATATATAACGAAAATAGACGTATAATTGAAGAAAATAAAAAGACTCATGCTGAATCTATCAATTATAATCTAGCAAGTGTATTTGATGATTTTTTAAAAGCTGGAACTACATTTAAATATAAGCAAAGCATGAAGAATCAATTTGATCTTGCTGCTAGACAACTTAATGATATGAAATTTCATGATAGAGATAGTAAAGGAAGTTTAATTAAAAACAAAGCTGCTAGTGACTTTCTTAATGATAAAATACTTAAAACTAAATCTGGAGAAGGAACTAATC